GAGTATAATTCAATACTTTATTTTCAGCATATAATTCAATACGGAAAAGTAATTCTTTATAAATAGCTGAATAATTACTGTTTTTCAAAGCAATCATTAATGCTTTTTTTCCTGGTGAATTTACTTTTTTTAATCTTTGAATTAATTCTAATTCATTTCCAATAACATTGGATATTTTCAAACTTAGTGTCATTTTATTTTAATATTAGTATTGTGTTTGTGGAAATTTTATTGAATCAGTAAGTAAACCTGTTTGGTCACAAAGATTATCAAAACTTAAATCACGATAAATATGTTTCTTTTCACCAACTTTATATTCAATTTGAAACATATAATTACGAGCATTATAATTTCTTTCAACTCCTTGTTTCTTTAAAATAGTTTTTTGTCTTTCTTCATATTCACGACGATCTTTAACATCATATTTATCATAATATTGATCAGTTGTTATATAATCAGCACCTTTTCTTTTATCTCCTCCAACAATTATTATTGCTAAAAATGATAATATGAAATAATTCATAAATTCTGTTTTACCAATAATGGCTTCACAATCATAAGCATCATTAATTGATTTTGCTGTATCTTGTTTAGATAATGTTTCTTTTAAAACAACTCCAATTTCAGGTTGTTCTAAACGAACTTCATTAAGTTTTATTAAAGCTTTTTTAAGTTTAAAATGTTTTAATTTATCATATAAATAATAAAAATTATCATCTTCATCTTTAATATCTAATTCTTTGCTCCAATCTCGATTGAAACAAGTTCCGAGTATGTCGTAGAAATTTTTCAATAAAGCTCCTAAAGTAACATTTTTTGAAATTTGATATTCCCAAGTTTGATCAGCTGTATTTTTAGCAATAATATCATAAATACCTTTAACATCTGATTCAATTATTTGTATATATAACCACTGATTATTATCATCTTTTGAAATAAAATCAATCGCAAATATATTACTTTCATCATCAGTATAAGGTTTAGCTTTATATTCATGTGTTCCAACAATATTATTAATTACTTGCATTAATGGATTATTGGTTTTTCTTAATTCAAATTTTTTCAAAACAATTACATATCCTGAAACATAATATTCAACAATTCTATCACCAATAAATTGATTAAATAATTCAATGCTTTCAAAATCTTTACTTGTAATTTCAAGAATTTTTTTTGCTCTTGATTCTTGCATAAAGATTAATAAATTTCCTGTTGAATCATAATTTTCAGGAACAGAAATCATTATTCTTGTGCCTTTATTTACTTTTAATTTTTCAAAATCTGGTTTAAAAACAACACTAATTGCACCTAATTTTAAAGATGATCCTTTTAATTGAGTTTTATTTGTATTTCCAATAACCCTCGGATCACATTTCCGAGGAAAGATTAATCCTTTTGTTTTTTCTTTAACATATGATGCTATTGAATTTATTTGAGCTGGAAAATTTTCACCTTTAATACTAACAACTGTTTTAAAATAACCTGATTTATCTGTTTTTGTTGGTATTGCTTTAATATCTAAATCACTAATAGAAAATTCTGAACCATTAGGTATTTCAGATAAAGCTGATTGTATTTGTTCTTCAAGTTCAACAACATTAATATTTTCAGGTAATTCTTTACCAATAATTGATTCAATATTTTGTTTAACAATTTCGTTATGTGTTGAAAAATATTCTTGTTGAATTAAAACAGTTTTTTGTTTATTTATTGGTATAAGTTGTGGTTGTACTTGTGGCACAACTTCTTGAACTGATTTAATTTTATTTAAATCATTTATTTGTGAAATAATTTTTTCTTGATATTCTTCACCTATTGGTTTTGAAATTATTATTTCAGGAATTTGTTCTTGGATTTGTTGTGGAATAATTTCTTGTGGAATAAATTGAGCAACAACTTCAGAAATTAATTCAATAGTAGGTACTTGTTTATCTATTTGTTTTATTATAACATCTTCATCGAAAATTGATGTTTTTTTCTTTTTCTTATTTGCATTTCCACTATATAAAATTGTACTAATATCAGGAATTAAATTTTTATCTTCAATACTGACATTTAATAAATCTTGAATACCTGCTTCGTTTAATTTTTTCATAAAAATGATTTTATTGGAATATATTCAACTCCTGAAATTAGTTTTATTTTAATTATATAGTAATAATAAATATTTATTTTTTAGGCATTTTCATACCACTTAATTTTTGATTTTTCATCATTGATTTTGCATTACTCATAGATGAAGTAAATTGTTTTGAAGCTGATTCTTGAGGATTTTCAGTTGTTTCTTCATTTCCATTTTTTTCATTTAAAAATTCATAAAAATAAACCATATAATTATTAAAATACCAAAATGACATTTCATCAATATTTCTTTGATTATTTGAACTATTCATTGATATTAATGCACATGTTTTACCATATGATTCAAGATTTATTATTGAACTTGTGTAAATATAAGTTAATAAATCAATCTGAGGATAAAAATAACTGAAATTTAATTTTGTATGGAAATTATCAATCGAAATATCCTGTAGTATCTTCTTTGCTGACAAACATACTTTTCCAACCTCCTGGAAATCGAATTTGAGTCTCCTCCAATGACCCACAAATAGGACAAACAGTTTCAATATAATCTAAATTATCTAATTTTAATTTATTTATTATTTCAAGATATGCTTTAAATCTTAAATCATCTTCTTGAAGTTTTTTAAATTTTTGAATCAATTCTTTAACAGATTCATTTCCTCTTTCGTATAAATATGGTGCTACAAGTAAAAATTGTTTATCATAAACTATTTTATCTTCTTTATTTTCTCTGTCATTTTGACTATTGCGATAAACATTAACCACATATTTAAAAATTCTACCACTTATTTCAATTGTTGGAATTAAAAATTCAATAGGTTCTTCAACCTTTGGCATTTTTAATGAAAATTTTCTGCCATCAAAAGAATTTATCAAATTTTTATTTAATTCTTTAAACAATAATTTGAAAGCATTTAATTCAATTCCAATTTGTTCTTTATGTATTGAACAAATAGTATCATATGTTATTGGACTTCCTGGAAGATAAAACTCTCTTAATAATAATAGAAAGAAAGTTCTATGAGCATCATTAATTTGACCTGATGAAATTTGATTATTTGTTTCAGAATCAAAAATAACGAAACATTTACGAATTAAATCTTCTATTGCGGCAACAATAGCTGGTTTATCATTTTCGTCTATTGTTGAAAAATTAGCAACTTCTTTTGATGTTGGACAACGATAAGCAAAATTCCAAGTTTCAGGATATAAAATACCTTCTTGTGGCATATCAATTCTTTCAAGAATTTTAAAACCATCAACAATATTTGCATTTACTTTTTGGACATTTTCTTTTGTCATTATTGAATCTAATGATTCATTATCAATTGTTGATTGTTTTGAATTATTTTCCAATTCACTTAAAGCTTTAAGTTCTTTTTCGTCATTATCTTTTTTATTCATTTTTATTATTTTTAAAGTATTGAAATAAATTATTTAATTTTTGTGGTTCATTATTTGAAATAGGATTATCTATTTTCTTATTTATGTTTTTATTAGATTCAATAAATTTTGATTTTAGATTTTCAGAAAGTCTATTTTGTTTTTTAGTTTTCAAATACATTCCAGGATAATTATTAACATCATAAATATTAACCCCTGATTTATCTAACATATTTAAAATCAAAATTGATTCATCTCTATAAGATTTTAATTCTATTTCATCTAAAATTGTTGAGTGTGAAACAGATTCAATATCTGTTTCACTCTCAACAATATCTTTATTTCTCTTAATAATCATTTTATACTAATCTTGGGTCATTAGTTACATCTGAAACATAATCAACATTAAATGTAACAGATAATTCAATCATTTCATGATTAGTATAATCAGCAGCTTGGTCATCAATATCGTTCATTGGAAAAACATGATGTCCCATACGTCTCCAATAAATAGTAGAATCTCTATTAAATTTTTCAACAACAATTGCAGCATCAGCATAATCTTTTTTTAAACTTTTTTCTCCTGTTAATGGATTAAATTTAAAGCGAGACCAAGCAACCATTTTATTATAAATAAATTGACGAGACTCATTATCTAAAAAATTAAAGAATTGTACTTCAACATCATAAAATGTTTCTTTTTCATTAGAATCATATCGAAATTTAGTTGTTTTATAACCTGCTTCAGTTACTCCTCCAGCTTTTTCAATAAATAAACCAGTTACAGATTTTATATATTCTCGAAGATCAGTATAATCTCCAAGTTTATCTTTTAATTTACCCATCAAAACAAAATGAGCATTAAAATTACTTGCTACTACTGGTTCGTATTTATTAACAGCCGCAGTTGAATTAGTAACATGTGGAAATGAAGTTGTTGCCATAATATTTTCTTTTTATATATTTAACTTTAGTTTAAAATAATAATTTATTTATTAAAATGAATTTTTGAATTTATTTGATTTATGTTGTTCAATAAGAACTTTTTCTGTTGAGGCCAATAAATTCATTGTTTTTGTGAAATAATTATTAATTACTTTTCTTAAACGTAAATTAAATTCAGTTTCAGCACCTTTTATAATATGTAACATATCAACAGCTGAATTAAGTCTAATTGGGTATGTGTAAATATCTACTTTTTTTGGATCAATAATAAAATTATTGAAAATTTGAGAATATTCACTACCTTCAAAACCTGATATTGGTTCTTGATTTTTATTTAAATTATCTTTACCAATAGCAATTTTTGATGATAAAGATGAACTTGAAATAGCTGAAAATAATGTTTTGGTTGCAGCAAGATAATCATTAAAACTATTGCGATTTATGTATTGGATAGAATATTGGTTTGATGATATATAGTTATGTATTAATAACATACAATCAAAAATCAATGTTTGAATATCGGGAATTAATTTTTTCAATACATCAATACTTCTATACATTGGATTAAGTTGATTTTGAGTTATGATTTGATTAATTAAATCCATTTCAAAATTATCTTCAATAGTATACACATTGTCAATATTTGTAAGTTCTAAAATTTCTTTATCAAGATATTCTGTAATTGCTGTATAAGCATTATCAAGATGATAACTATATCCCCAACTTTTATTATTTTTTGCTAAAATTTCTCTTAAACTTTCAAATAATCTTTTATTTTCAATTGCATTAATAACATTTACTTCTTTCGTATTTGTTTTTGAAACATTAATTTTTTTGAAATCAATATTTTCATTTTCAAATAAATCCTGAGTATTTTTACCAAAACCTATTGTATTTGCAACTTTTTTGAAATTATTATCTCTATCATTAAGTAATAGAATATAACAAATTATTTCAATAAGTGTTGGTGTATCAACTGCAATGCCACAATTAATTTCAATTGCTTTAAACATTTCATCAGTAATACGTGCACGTGATTCAATATCATTTGTTGGTTCAACAATTTTTTTCGATAATTTAACAATCGTTTCTTTAAAATTTGTTAAATTAAAAGTATTTGATGTTGGATTAATAAAATCAATAAAATTTTCATTAATTTTTTTTAAATCACCATTATTCGATATTGAAAAATTTTCATAGAGTTTATTAACTCTTTCTTTTGATAATCCAGTGGAATTGACCATCTCATTAATGAGATGGTCTTTTCCTGTTGAATTAATGTTTTTTATTTCTGAAAAATTTATCATATTCTTTTTTAATTAGTTAATTTTTAAATCAAACACAACTTTATCTAAAGCATCAACAGCAGTATATTCAATATGAACTAATTTAATTTTATTTTTAGCTATTTCAGGAGTATTATTTGCTGCATCACATTGAACAATAATATTAGGATAAACTGCTCCAGCAAGTACTAAATTTGTCATAAAATTAGTTGCTTCTGTTTCTGTTCTTAAATAATCTGCATAATTACCTTTTTTGAATGCTTCTGATTTTGAAAGGTTATATAATGATTCTTTAATAAAACAAAGTAATTCAGAATTATGTATTTGTTGTAAAGAAGTTTTAGCTTTTTGTCCAGTTAAATTCTGATAAATTGTATTTCCTCCACCAAAATTAATAATTGGATTATAACCAAATTTTTCACATGAAACACGATCATCATCATCAATAACTATTTCTAATTCACTAATTCCATCCAAATATCCAGTTGAATTAGCTAAAACATCAAATGGTAATGTTTTTGTATAAAATAGATTTGAAACTAATCCAGATACTGGACGAGTTACTGAACCAACAATATTTCCAGGACCAAAATAGAAACACATATATGCTCCTGTTATGAATTTAGATAATAAAATACTTGAATAAATTTTATTTCCACCTTCAGGAACATAATTCCAATCAAAACTTTCTTCAGGACTAACTTTAAATAATGGATTAGTTGAATTTTGTAAATCTTCAATAAATGGTTCATTTAAAATTGCACGAACAAATTTATTTCCATCATCTAAATCAACCATTAATTGTCCAAATTGATATTTATAATTAGGTTCAACAAATGATTTAAAACAATCAATAACATAACGTATTCCTGTTGTTGATTTAATTCCTTTTGTAATACCTAAACTATTAATAACATCAAGAATTTCTTTTTGTTTAGTTGCTGTTCCGTCAGTAAATTGAGTTAACCGTGGTTTATAACTAATTAATTCAAAAGGTTTTAAAATTCCAATTTTTGTGAATGAATTTTCTTTAACAACACTAAATACACCGAGAGTTTCAACATATTTAATTAAACCTGAACAAGTATATTTTACTTCAGTAAAAGTTGAAGTACCAATTACTTTTTTATTGTTTAATATATCAATATTTTTTATTACAACTAATTTATTGTCAATACTTTGAATAAAATCACCAATTCTTAAACCTTGTTCAAATGAACTTTTAAATGAATATTCATCAATTTTTTCACAACCATAAGTTATTAAATTTGCTGTTACTGGAACAACATTATCGGTTTCAGTAAGTAATGGATAAATTGCAACTGATTTAGTTAAAATTTGTGGTACAACGTGTGATAATAAATAATTTGAAGTTTCAATAATTTTTGTTTCTGTTCCTTCAAAAAATTCATATCCTTTCATATCTAATAAGAATTTATTATCTATTTCAAATAATGAATCATTAATATATGAAATTATTCCTGTTGACATATATTTTTGATTCATTAATGAATCAATAGATATATTGACAGTATTTTCTGATAATAAATTTGGTATTAATGAACCAGTAAATTTTTGTTGAAATCCTGATTCAGGAATTGCTATTAATTCATTAATACGTGTTAAATCAAGATTACCATTATTGTCAAACATTTGACCATAATATTGATTAACATTTGCTGTTACTCCAAATTTATTTGCAAAAACATATACATTTATGAAAGTATCTTTCAATAACATATTGAAATCAAGAGCAGGATATTCATCAATTTCTAAAATAGAATTAGCTAATGATTTTTCTCCTTCAGATGTTAATGTTAAAACATCAGCACTTGTTGCAATAGTTGCAATAATAGTTAAATCAGTATTTCCAATATTTCCAAAATTCAATAATTGATTTTTTTCTATACCGAACAAATTAACAATATTTTTAGCTTGTTGATTCCAAAAACCATTTGTATTAAATAATTTAGAATATTCTACAGTTGCTGAATCATGAACTGTTATGTTTGGATTAATTCCAAGAATACCAGTAGTATCTTCAGAAGTAAATAAACGTAAATTTACTACTGAAATTGGACCAACTTTCAAAGCTTCTAAACATGTCGATATGGAAAAATTTCCTCTTTTTTCTTGTAAACGTGTACCTCGACCAAATATTGAAACAAAACCAGCATTATCTCCTTTTGCAAATTTAAAAAGCATATTTGCTGGGCCTTTTTCAGTATTTATGAACAGTAATCTCATTTTAGATTCTGCTTCAATAGTAGCAACTTGTGAACTATCTGAAACTATGAAGAAAGTTCCTGCTGCTTTTGATAAAATTTGACTTAATTTGGCATCCATATTTTTATTTTTATTTATTAAATAATTTATTTTTCTAATTTAGCTGTTCTTTTTTCCAATATGTTTTTTAAAAATTGTTTACCATTATTGAATTGTGTTTCATTAATATCTTTTGTAATTAAATCATTTTCAATTTCATTATCTTCAATTTCTTGATTACATATAATTTCAGCTTTCATTTTTTTCATTGTTGCTGGAATTGATTTATAAACATTTTGAAGTTCTTTTATAAATTTTAAATGTTGATTAGCTAAATTATTATAGGTATTTATTATTGAATAATCTTCCGATTGTGTTGCATTTACTCTTGCGATAATATTATTCAACATTAATTTATTAATTGATGTTAATGATAATAAATCACTTAAATGTTGAACTTGAAATTTACCAACTTGTTTAAGATAATTTTTATGTTCTTCCGTTAAAGCAACATCATTAAAATCAATTACAAATTTAGTTATTTTGGTTACGAATTTTTGAGCTTCAAGTTGATGTTTTTGACCAATATTTTCAGCATCAATTTCTTTATATTCAGCTACAATATAATTGTTTGTATTTGCAATTGAATTTTCTTTATTTCCATCGTATGCTGTTAATTCTAATACTTCTGAAAAATCTTGATTTTCATCTTCAAAAATATCTTCACCTTCAACAGTTTCAATATTATCTTCTTCAGAATAAAAATTATTTTCAGTATTTATTATTTTTGTATTGTTTTCTTTTGATTCAATTTTATCCCAAGCTTCAGGATTATTGAATCCTTTTGGATTACTATTACCTTCCATATTATTATAAATTATATGTATGAATAAACATACGTTATTAAAATTCTTTCATTATTAATAAAGGATTAACATAATCTTTCATTATATTTTTATCATTTATGTTTAACCTAATATCATTTGAATAAAAATTTCCACCAAATAAATGAATATAACAAATTTCAAATTCCATATTATTTGCTTCATTAATTATATATATGTTTTGATAATCTATTAATTTTTCATTATTATTTAATCGGAAAATTTTTATTGAAAATTGTTTCATATTTAAATCATAATTTAAAACAATATTATATAATTCTTTTTGTATTAATGTATAATCAATTAATATTGTTTTATTTACTCGATTATCAATTAGTTCTAATTTATTTCTATTGCTTTTTAAAGTAAATATTGATAAATTTCCTGTTGAATTAAGTAAATCAAAAATTTCACCTACAAAATTATTCAAATAAACATAATTAAATGATAATTCAAAATTTTTTGAAACTTTTATCGATATTTTATTTTTTGTTGTATAATCTTTTAAAAAATATTGCATTGCAACAGTACGTTTATCAACTGTTGAATTATCATACATTGTTATTGGAAAATTTGAACTATCGGGATTAACAGATATGATTTTTAATCTATTATCATAAGAATCACGAATTTTTTCTGTTTCTTTTAATGAAATATAATGATTTGAATCGATTAATTTATTTGTGAAATTTTGTGTTACTTCCTTTTTTTCATCAATATTTTTTTCATCCAATTTTTCAACAGTAAGTAAAGTATTGCTTTCAAATTCATTTAATTCATTAAATATTTCTGATTTAATAGTATCATCAAATGTATCTATTGAATCAATAGCTAAATCAAAATCAGAATATCCTTCCATTGCTGTTTTTAAATCATCATTAATTGTAACACATTCATCTTCTTCAAATTTAGCCAAATATACTTCCCACCAACCAACTTTACCCATTAAACCACTTTTAGGTTGAGAAGAAGCAACTCTGAATAATTTATTAATAATTGGAAGATATAAATAATCTTTTTCAATTGGTATTTTAAATTCACCAAAAGCTTGTTCAAATTTATTTTTAACAATATGTATTACGAAATCATCTTGTAATGGCATATCCCAATCAGAATAAATAACTCTATCTTGTGGTAATTCATTATTTGGACTAAGAATGTGTAATTTTTTTATGTTTGTAACATTACGAAAAACATTATTTTTAAATGTATGTTCTATTTTTGATTCAATTGGTTCAGTTTTAAAATAAATACATGTATGACCATACATTTCAGAAATAGCATTTATTTGTTGTAACCAACGATTAATAGTTACTTGTTGATTATCATAAAAATTCCATCTTGGATATTGATTTATAACCTTATATAGTGTTTCAAATTTTATATCTATTTCTGATTTTAAATCATATATTATTGAATCATATGTTAATGAATCAATTTTAATTTCATGTAAATTCGAATTTACGTTTTTTTGTTGATTAAATGTCAATACTTTTTGTAAATCAGTTGATTCAATTTTTTTAAAATGTATTCCAATGTAAATAGGAATATTTATATTATCTGGATTAATAAAATCCTTTAAAAATTTAAAATCAGCAAAATTAATTTGATCATAACTATAACTATAAAAAATCTGATAAAAATTATCTTCATTTAATGAAGTAATTAATTTCAAATTTTCAATATCAAAAGTATCAATAGGTTTCTGAAGATACATAAAAGTATCTTCAGAAATATTAATTGCTGTGTTTTTTGTTGAATCAATACTTATTTCCATAATTAAATCAATATTTTAAATATATTAATAATACAATAAGCTGAAACCCATTCATCAGTATTTGCTGTTTTTATATTAACTCTAATATAATTGTCATTTCTTATTTCAATATGTGTTTTATAAAAATTAGTACTATTTTGTTCAAAAACAATATTATAATAATAACCTGAACTTGGTATTGCTATTAAGTTTTCTGGTATTACAAGTGATGATGAATATAATTTAATTCCAATTATTCCTTCACCAAATTTATCTATTATGATATTTTTAACATAACTTGAAGATTTTGTCAAATCATGTGACCAATCACCACCAGAACCACCACAATGTATTTGTGCTATTAATGTACTTGATGTTGTAAATAAGTTATCTGATTCTGTTTTACTATATGTATTTTTTAATCGAAATTTAATACTATTTATTGTTTTTATAATCCAATTAAATTGTAATCCGTTCAATATTTTCTTTTCACTATTTGCATAATTTTCTGGAACAATATTAACATATGTATCTGTTGATGAAAATGGTACTGATGAATCAAGAATAGCATCTTCACAAATTGAATATTCATCAACTCCTGTAGCAACTCTACCAAGATCATCAATAACTAATACAGCTTTAGTTGTATTTAATTTTGGTAATAAATGACCATAAACAAGAGCTTCTGAATTATCATCTTTACCAATACTAACAATATTTTCGTTATTTGAAGCTGAAAATATTTTTTGATCTATTGGTAATTGTGAACCTATTGATATTGAATTATTTAATGATATATCTGATATTGAAAAATCATTAAAATCATAAGTTGAAACAACAAGACCTGTATTATCAGTATATAATATTTTGTTTTTTATATAATTAAAGTATGTTTTACAATTTAAATTCAATGTTGATTGATTATTATAACCAATACTAACCATACTTTCTCCGCCAATTGCTGAAATTAATGCATTTGTACCAGAATAACATATATTTACATCACCATATGTTATAAGACAACCACTATTAATAATATCATTAACTAATCCATTAGTAAAATCATCTTTACTATAATAGTTTGTAAAATTAGTTTCAGTTAAATTAATTTTATCTGATAAACTATTGAATTTATTATAAATAAAATTTAAATAATTTGATGTCAATAATTTATTTGTTGTTACTCCACTTGGAAAACCATCAGATATTGATAAATCTAAATTAATTGTTGGTATATGTATTGTTTCAAGAGAATATGATTTAGAAATATTACCACTTGCATCTGTTATTAAAACATTACTTATAAATTTAGGTAATTGTATATTATATGAAATATTTCTTTGTATTGAACCAATTATTGTTGAACCTATTTCAATAGTATTTGCTGTTGTAAATTGATTTGTTCTAATATATTGATGTGAAATATTTCCACCTATTAATAAATTTCCATCAATAAGAAGTTCATCACCAAATTCAACACTTTTAGAATATTTTAATCTTACTTTATTTATCAATAACTCTGAAAAATCATCAATTAAATTACCTGAATCAGATTTTATAACAACATTACTATCAGCATCTTTATAAATACTACCAAAAGCTTTAAGATTTGGATTATTTTTTAAACCAAATAAAATACAATTATTTGCTGTATCTTGTAAAAAAACAGCTGTTGGTATATTATTTGTTCCAGGAGCGTAATTACTTGTTAAATAATTAGTATTTGGGTCAATAGTTCCTTCAAGTAAATTAAAATATTGTCTTATTGAACCAAAAACTATTGTTCCATTAATTGTTTCAGGAAATTCAACTTCTGTAAATCCCCAATATTTATGGTCATTCAATAAATTTCCATTTATTGTTCCATTCAAATATGGTTCATAAATCGATGTTGGTGTGTTTATTATTGGCAAATTTGAATTTAATGGTAAATTTGTCAAATAACTTGAATATGTAGTGAATGTATTTGTTGTATTTATTATTGGATTTTGTGCAAGTTGTGCTGTTACTAATTCTTGTACTTTATTTTCAATTGATGAAAGTAAATTAATTTGATTATTAAAAGCTATTTTAGTATCTATGAATAAATTAGATAAATCATTATAACTTATCATCATTGAATTAGTTAAAACAATAATATCATTTTTTACTAATTCATTAACTTCAAGAGCTAATAATAATTTTTGTTTATCAACAAAATCAGATAATTTTGAATTAATAAAATTTAAATTAATTTGAGAAGCTATTGTTATTTGTGTTGGAAATTGTTCATTAAATTTTAAGAAAGAAATAAATAAAAATTGTGATCCTCTTAAACCTATTGGACCAATACCACCTATCATTGTTCTTCCAGGTATACCTTTATACAATGGTGAATTTTGTAATACAGCAAAATTTCTATTAATATCAATAGTGAATTGTTCTATATTATTATATGTAATTTTTACTAATGTTTCCATTTTATCTAATTATTTTCGTTTAAAAATAAATGTTAATTTATTGAAATCCTGTATATATATTGTTGTATCTTTAAAATATATTAGAGTTGAAATTTTATTATCAATAGTATATAATAATTTTTGTCCATATTCATTTATTACTGAATCAAGATTATAAAAATTTAATAATAAATAATTACAATAACTTTCCAATATATATTCATTTATGTTTTTATTAAATATTTCAATATAATTTGAATTTAAATCTGTTATTATTAAATCATCAATATTCAATGTGGAAATAATTAATTTTTTATAATCAATTTGTGATTCGAAAGGAATTGTAATAACAATATTTTCTTCTTTACAAAATAATGATGAAACTAAATTACCTTGAACTTCTTTCCATATTCCTGTTGCTGAAATTCCTAATCCACCAAAATTTTTATCATAAATATTGAATAATGAATTGAATTTTTTTAAATTATTTAATTGAAATTCTATTTCATTATTAAATAATTCCATATATGGTAAATAAGCTGTTCTGAATCTATTTATCATAACTATTTTATTGTTATTTTGAAGATTCCAAACAACAATATTTCTATCAATATCATTTATTTTTAAATTAATAAATTCATCGGAATTATTAACAGGTAAAAAATTTATTGTTGAATAATCTATTAAATTAATAATCATTAATTTATTGATATATTTTTTTATTAATTCTTTTGAAGCATTTTTAAATTTTAAATCTGTTTTAAATAATGATTGTATTATATTCCATAATTGATTCCTATTAAATAATGATATTTTTGAATGTGATATTATTTTATCTGATTCATTTATTATTGTTGAATATGTTTCATCATTATCGAAAGTTAAAATTATTTCATCATCAGTCAAATTTAAAATATTATCTGAAAAAGTAAAAACTTTTTTATTAATTGTTTTTTCACCTAATGTATTTTGTGTTATTGTTTTTTCAATTGAAAAATAATAATCCTTTATCGATATTTCGGTATTTGGTAAAATTAAATCATAAATATTAGAATCATTTAATATAGTTGTTTTTTTAATATAATCAAATATATTATTTACTGAACTATTATCAATTATTAAAGAATTTTTATCAACATCAATAAATACTATTTTATTCAATACATTATCAAATCTTTGTAATTTTATTATATCTGTATCAAAAAACTTAATATATATATTTTCACACCATAAATATTTTTCCTTTACATCAACAATATTACTTAATCTAACACTCATTGAACAATATGTATATTCAATATTATTATAAACTATTTTTGAATATACGTAAAAATTTCCTTCAACTCCTGTTGTGAATAAAACATTGAAATCATTTATATTATTTTCAGAAAAATTATTTAATCTTAATGCAATATATTCATTTGTTAATGTTTTATATTTCCAATCATAAACAGGTGTTGATTCAAATAATATTGGTTGTTCATTTATTTCAAAATCAATACATAATTTTATTGAACTTGTAACAAAATCAGTAACATATTCTGATGTTGAATTAAATGAATTATTTATTGAATAAAATAAACTTAAATCCAATAATGGTTCAGAATTATTTCCTCCTCTTAATAAATCATTAAAATCCAAATATTTGTTAATTGATAAATAAATTGTTTTATTTTCGTTATTTACATCAAATTTATAATTAACATTAATATCGGATTGTTTATTAAAATTCAAATAAGTTGCAAATTGAAAATCAACATATTTTATAGGTAATTGATACTTAACACCTAAAAATATTGTTTCACAATATTCTTCAGTAATTTTTATTAATGTTGATGTTATTTTTGGTTCAATAGTAAAATATCTTAATTCCCTTATATCTGATTTTAAATAATCAGGACAAATACCTTTTATTAAAAACCAATTAAATCGTAATGAATCATTATTTAATTTGTTTGTATCAATATTACCATTTTGAACATAAAATTTTTTATCAATATTTAAAATATTTGGAGTTAAATAAGTTGTTTGTCCAATAGAAGCAAATAACATATTCATACAAATATCATTATTATAATCAATATCTTGTATAACAATATTTGAATCATCAATTTCAATTTTATTATCATTAATATATTGAAAAGATGAAATTTCTTTATTTATATTAAATAAATTTATTGAATCTTTTACTAATTGATTATTATTACTATCGAATTTTATTGATAATTCATCAACATATTTTTGTTGATCAAATGGTAAATAAGAAGTTAATGTTGAATTATAATTCAATAATGATATTGGATTTAATTCAATCAATTTTTCATATTTATCCTGATATATAATACACTCAGATAATTTTGTTATATTTGATTTTGTATCAAGTCTAATTATTGTTTTATCATCAAATTTAAATTTTTCAATTATATTGTATTGTTTATTTTCAATTTTTATTTGAGTTATATTATTCAATAAATTAGGTTTACCACATAACCAAACATCATTTGAATTTATTCCACGAAATTTATTGAAATTATCATCAATTAAAAATCTATCAATATTTTTATATTGAATAGGTAATTCAATTGTATATAATTCACATAAAATATCATGTAAATTCATAATTATTTTAATAATACATGATTTATCAGATAATTCTATCACACTAAATATGAAATTATTTTTTGATTCTTTTGTTGCTGATTTACAAATGTTTTTAAATGTTTGATATAATGATTCATTAATTATATCAGTATTTTTTATAACATATTGAAAAATAATATCATTATTTGGATGTTTTATTGTTATTTTATCATTAATTGATATATTTGATGTTGAAAATCTTATTTGTGGTAATTGTTCATTAATTTCCTGTATTGATCCATTATCAATAACATCCAAATATTTGTTTAAAATAAATTCATCTGTCGATACTTGTTGTTTCCAAATAATTGTATTTTTATAATCTTGTAATTTAATATTATAATTTTTTATATCTGAAATTTTATTGAAATTTATTTCATTACTGTTTGATAAGTAACCATAAAAATTATTGAAAATTTGATATTCATTTGAATATTCGAATTCAAATTCAATATTAATAAATTTTGGAAAAAACATTTGTTGTTTAACAAATGTGTTCAATATATTATTATTTAAAACTTCAAAATATGGTTGATTAGTTTGTGAATTATTTAAATCAAAAGTATGTTTTAATTCAATATCGTTTTTTATTGAATAACCAAAAATAGATATATTTGATTCATCAAAATTAAAATATATTGGATAATCAAAATGCTTTTCTGATATTATTTCATTAAAAATATTTGTTAATCCTATTTTATCTAAATCAATTATTTGTTGAATTTTACCATATTTATATAAATTATCAATATTTGTTATTGTTTCATTTACGACACGACTTAAAACAAAATATTTTGGTAAATTATTATTAATTGAACCTAAATATAATGGTATATGATAATATTTTTTTGTTGATTTTTGAAAAGCACCATATTTCAATATTGAATTATCTACAATTGTTGTTTGTATTTTTAAAAATTTTGATACTTGAGATAAAAAATTTCTTGATTTATCAATTATTACTTTTCTTCCAGTATAATCATCAAGATATAAATTACCATCAAGACAAACAACTATTTTATATTGTCCAGATATTTTAATAGGTGCTATATTTAAAGCTCCAGTACATGTTTCAAAAATATTTGTTCCAAATATATTTGCTTGGTTATCATATTTTTTAATACTCATAATTTTTAATTAAGTAATGATTGTGATTCACCTGTGAAATTATTTGTTATTGAAGTTATATTTAATGAGTCAACTGTTTTTATTTTTGATTTTAATTTAGAAGTAACATTAATATCGAATTTAAATGCTTGATTATTTATTAATAAGTCAATACCAATTTTTTTACTATATTCCAATATTGTTGTTGTATCAAATAATTTAACACCATTTATAACACCTAATCTATCAATCATACGATATTCATATACAAAAGGAATTAAAATTTCTGATTCTTTTGGTATAATTAATACTGATGATGTTGAATCACCAACAACTTGAATTGTTGACATTTTATTTATAATAGGATATAAAAAAGCTCCACATGTATTTTTACCTATTGCATAAAAATCATTATCATCAAATCCAACAATTTCTGAATTTGCTGTTTGATATTGTTGTGCTTTAATTATATCAGTATAATTTTTTAACCTTTCAAATTCAGCAATTATTTTTGATGTATCATTTGAATCATATAAAGGATGTTCTTTTGTAAAAGCAACAAAATCATTTGAATAATTTTCAACTAAACCACAAATATTTACTACAGAATTTTGATTAAAATAAACAATATTTTTTAATGAATCAACAACGTTTTCAATTTTATCTGTATCATTTGGATATGTTTTTGAATCAATACCTTTTTCTTTAATTAATTTAAAAATATCCGATATTTGATTTGTAACATCAATATTTCTAAAATATAATATCTGTTTAATTTCTTGATTTAATGAATATTCAGTTGAATTTGGATTTTTAATTGGCACATTATAATATAATGGTGCTGTTTCTGAACTAAAATTTTGTTGTCCTGGAATTAATGATTTTATTTCTATTGGTACTAAATTATCATTGGTTATTTTTATATAACCTTTTTTACGTATAATTGAACCCCAAGTATTATTATCCAAAATATTAATTGTGTCTGTATAATTACCAGCAAATAATTCCATTGTTGAATTATTTGTCACATTAAATGATTCACTATTAAAATCAACTAATTTTATTGTAACATTTGAAATTTCATTATTTTTTAAATCATTAATTTGTTTAAAAATATTTGAAATAACAATATCCATTGAAATATTTTTTTGTTCAGGAGTATATTGTCCAGAAGCTATATCTTTTGCTGAATGTAAATATGTTTTTTCAGCTTCTGTTATTGTTCCTGAAATATGTGTTAATAAACCATATGATTGTAAAATATTATCAAATTCAGCTTTATTTAAATCAATATTATTTTGATTTATTGTTGCTGAAATATTTGAATTTTTTAATTCAATAGGAAAATTAATCCTTATTATTTCTGACCATTCTGATTTTATTGGTGAAATAGGATAACCTGCTTCACTTATTGCTCGAATTTTAATTTCAACTGATTCATTTTCATTTATTGTTATTGCTAATTGATTTATGTTTATTATATCAACACTATCTGTTGGTTTAATATCCCAAATTAATTTATTATTAATATCAATTATTTTATCCAATACTTGTGTTTGTAAATCATTCCAAGATGAAAAAACTACTGATACTGATTTACCTTCATTTGTTATCATATTATATGATGTATTTTCAATAGTATCAATATTACTTGATAAATATCGATAATTAACTTCATATTTTATGATATTTTGTGGTTGAGTTAATGGAGAATAAATTGGATTTTGAATATCCCAAAAACCTATGATTTTATATTTCGGAACAATATTTTTTAAACCGTCTTTTATTGCTGTTGAATCAATATCTTGTGTTATATTTAATAAATTTGTTTTTAATGTATTTATGCTTTGTTTTAATGTGCTTATTTCAGAAATTTTATAATTTTTTTCAACAACAGATGAATATATTTGTGAATCAATTTCAGTTTGATATTTATTTATTTGTGTTTGTTTAAAACTAATGTCGTTTAAAATTACTTGTTTAGATTGATTTAAAACAGATATATCTGATAATGCTTTTGTATCATTTAAATGTTTATTTATTTGAATTACTTTAAAATTAATTGTATTCAATATTGGTTTATTTGGAATTATACCTAAATTAACTGGTATTGATGTTTCATTCATTAAAGCTAATAAATATTCTGAAAAATTCGTAACATAAGTGGAAAAGAATTCATCTAAAGTATATGTTTTATTATCATAAATTATTTTATAATCAGTAGTATTTATTTTAATACCAATAGATGGAAAAGATATGTTTTTAATATTTTCTGTTGATAAAAATACTATTATATTTTGAGCAGGTTTAACAGGTATTCCAACAATATTTGCACTTTCAACAATAGTTTCATTAAAATATAAATTATCAATGCCTGTTGTTAATAATTCACTACCTGAAATACGTGTTAAAGTAACTGATTTTAAAACTTTATCAATTTGAGTTATTATATATTTTGATGAACCTGATTTTGAAACAAGAATATCATTTATTTTTAAATCAATTGAATTACCTATTGTATTAATTCCAGTATATTTTATATCATTTAATAAAATACTATAAATATTTGCTGATATATTTATAATATGTTCAATCGTAAATTTACCAAAATATTTGATTTGATTTTTTTCAAGTTTTAAACTACGATTAACTTCCTTATATGAAATTATTCCTAATTGATTCAAATATTCAATATCAAGTATTGTTGGATTAATACCAATACTTTCCCATCCTTCAGAAATTTCAAATATTTTGCAATAAATATCTGATTTTAATTTTGAATCAATTGTTATTGGTATTTTAACATTTGGAAAAATTAAATCATCAACATGAGAAATCATATCTGTAACACATGTGTCACCAATAATAAAATTTTCCAAATATTCTGCATTTATGAAAGAAGTTTTTGTTTGTTGCGAAATACTTCCATCACTTTCCAAAGTATATGATAAATTATCAGCATTTGTTAATGATTTAAAATTAGCATCAATTCTCGATAATTCTTGTTGTAATTGTTGAAATGAATTTATTTGTATTTGTTTAACAGTTCCATCCTGATTTTTTATCGGAACAAATATATTACTACTTGAATTTGCTGATGTTGCTTGTTGAAAACCATTTAATAAATTATATATGTTTTCAAATAAAATTTCCATTTTACCGAACAATACTTCTGTTGAACTTTGCATATGATGATTTGTTTATTATTTTTATTTTAACATTAGACAAGTATTTTTATAATCAATTAATTCAGTAAATCCAAATTTATTGTAAAATAATTTTAAAAAAAATATTGAAATTGATAATTCAAGTGGACAAGCAATTAAAACAAATTGATTATATTTAGGTAATTTTTTAAAACAATATTTTAAATATTCATTCATTAATTTATTTGCAATACCTTTTTTTCTCCAATTTTTATCTACATAAACTTCTTCAATATATAGATATTTATCTTCTATAAAAATATTGTTATATTCTTCTTCAGATAAATCATTTTCAAAATATCTATAACCTCTTTCAATTTCTGAAAAATTAATATGAGCTATATCTAATCCATTATGAATTAATTCAAAAGTAATAGTATCATTATTTCGTGTTGCAGGAGTTATTTTATATTCCATATTAACGTTGCATTATAATATCACCAATTCCACCACTATTTTTCAATATATCTTCAACTTTTTCAACATCTTCAAGATTATTACATATTTCATCAGCATTCAAATTTACTCCACCAGGAAGTTCAATTGTATGTCCAGCAATTATTCTTTTTAACTCTTGTTTACATCTTCCAACAACATGACGATTATATAAATCATCCATATATAATAATTGAAGATCAACATTAACTAAACATTCTAACATCAAACTATTAATAGAACTTAATGTTTTATGAATATTTAATTTATGAGCTAAATTATTGTAATTAAATGGTACAGATGTACCTAAAATTGAATCATATGCTTGATTTTCAATCATTCTACAAACAGCTTCTTCAATATATAATGAATTATTTATACCTGCAATTGTACTACCATATGGTGCTGTCATTTGTAATAATTGAATATTTCCAAGTAATTCTTGCGATGTTGGCATTGAAACAGCATCACATTCATGACATTCCCATACAACATTAACATAACTTGGTAAAGTAACTGTAAAATCACTTAATCCTGAACCATTTTGTGTTATTCCATTATTATTTGTAAAATCAAGAATGTCAGTTTTTCTTAATAAATAAAATGTTTTATGTGTTGCCTTATAATAATGTCTATAAAAATATCTTGCTGATTGTTTAATTATAGATATAATTAATTTTTCAGGAACATTATATGGTATTTGACCAAATCCTGTTATTTGATCTGATACTGAATTAATAAATTCTCTATCAGCTTCAACTAATGATAATTCTTTATTTACACTTATTGCCATTTTTATTTATGTTTTTATTTATATATATACTTGAAAAGGATTGAAGAAATTTCTCTCAACAATCCCAAATAATTAAATATGTTTTATTATTTAACTTCTATTTTTTTATTAATTTCTTCAAAAACTTTATCTGCTATTGATTCTCTTTTTAAAATTAATTTACTTATAATTGTTGAACCTATTAAACCCATAATAATACCAACAACATATAAAACCGGTTGTGATGTATTAAAAGCTAAACAAACAAACATTCCTAAAATTATTGAAATTGTTGTATATAAAAATTGTTGTAAATACCATTTAAATGTTTGTAATATTCTTTTTGGTGATAACCAATCAATAACTAATGTTAATACAAATACAAATGAGCCTAAAACATAAACCATTACAGTTGTGAAACTAAAAATCAGTTTAAAATTTATTAATATTGTTTCCATTATTGTTAATTTAAAGTTGACATAAAATTAGATAAATATCTTTTTGCTATAAAAATACAAACATATATCGATAATAATAAAAAATTAAAATATGATATTGAAAAAACTACAATTAATAATAATAATAAACCAATAATAATTCCAAATATTTCAATAAATGTAAATAAAAATAAATTTTCTGATAAATAATTTTTAGTTATTTTAAAAACAAATTTATTAAATTTATATTCATCTAATTTACAAATATATGTTTTATTTTCATTTAAATGTGATTCTTTCAAATATTTCAAATAACCTAAACTTAATTTATTTGATTTATACATTTCAAACATTATATACAAATTAATCAATATTGAAATATAATAAAAATTTTCAGGTATATAATCATGCAAAATATAATGAAAAGTATGTAATTGTAATATTCCCAAAAATATTAATTTTGTTAATAAAATAATCAATACTTTTGGTACTATTAAAGTATGTTCTTTAAATTCGCCAACAACATAAATAATAGATGCAATATTATATAATGTGAATAAAGTTGGTACAATTATTGCTGTGACATAATAAAAGAGTTCCTTTTCCATAAAATTAAATTAATAAATGGTTATTTTATATTATAATAAATTATTACTTATCTATAATTGTTGTATCTTTTAATTCTTCTGATAGATCAATTCCAGAAAGTTTTTTAACAATTTTGGTAACAATATTGTTGAAATTATTTCCAATAACTAAAAACATTTTGGCAATATGTTCAGATAATGTTGTAACAACTAAACCTAAACAAAAAGCCATAATATTATTAAGTTCGGTAAAAAATAATACAATCATTGTAGATATTGTGAAAATTATCATTGTTGATAAATACAATATCTTTCCAATTTTTGTTAATTTAAACCCATTAGCTATTTTACGAAAGTATTGTAAAAAACCTATTATAAGTAAAATTAATGTAAATATGAAAAATTGATTTTTACGTTGTTCCATGTCCATAACTTTTTCCAATTTTTTAAAATAAATTCAATATAATATTAAATATTGAAATTATAATTATTTGTAAGTTGTAAGTGTAATAAATTTTCTAACTTTATGGATCATTTCATCAACTAAAGCAGATAAACTACAAAATTCAATATTTTTAATCAGTAATATTTTATTTTCCATTAATAATGCAAGTAATTCATTTAAAGCACTTATTGTTGTCTGAGAATAATTTAATTCAGGAATAAATTCACCTTGATTAAATTTTTTAAAAAATGTAAAACCTTCTTCAGCAAAATTATCTTGAAAATTTATAATACTATCCATAATTTCATCACATAATACATGTTCTGATTTTAATTTTGCATTCCAATGCAATTCACGAAATTTTGTTTTAAATCCTTCAAGATAACAAATTAATAATAAAAAATCTGATTTATTCATAGCATTGAATTATTTAATGTTTGTTAATTTATATATTAATTATATTTATTTTTAATTTTCATCAATTAAATCCCAATCTTCTGTATCAAGTGACCAAATTTTTGAATCAACAAATGTTATTTCTTCTGTTCTTGTTTGATTTTCTTCTGTTATTAATTTATCAGATATTGATATTAATTCTAATAAACCAATAGTAACCAATATTGTTAATCCTTCTTCATTTTTTGTTTTTCCAAAAACAATATAATCAAAAACATTTGTTTCACAAAAATTTATTTCTTCTTTTAAAATTGATGAATTTATCATTTCAGAAACATAATCTGTTATATCTATTTCTATAACTTTAATAAAAAATTCTAATTTATTTTTAGATGTTATTTTTAAGGATTTTAATGATTTATATTCAACCATTCCTGTATTAATTGCATTAATTATGAATTTTAATGACTTATCTGAAAAAATTTTTTCCATATTATTTATTTTTAATTATTTTTGAATAACCATTTAACATTAATGAAAAACTATCTACTAAATCATTAATTAAATGTACTGAATTTTCATCAGTAGATGGTAATAAAATATTACCATTATAATTATTGAAAAAACATTTAACCATTAATGTTTTATCAGCTTTTCCATTTTGAGTAAAAAATAATTTATTTGAACTTGGTGTTGGTGTATATAATTTGAATTTAATTTTTAATTCTAAACAAAGACGAATAGATATTTCTCTAACATATCCTTGTAAAGTTATTAAACCACCAACAGTTTTTAATTGACTTGAACCTGAAAATGTTGGCATAATATAATTTTCAATTGAAAAAATAACTTCATCAGGATTAAATTTATTTAATGAATCAGAAATAATTATTCCAATTTTTTTACTACACATTAATGCTTTAATAGTTGATTCACATTGTTGAATATTATTTTTATCCGACATATCAATAATTAAATCTTTTATTTGTAAATTTGCTGGTAATCTATATGTAAGTATATTTACGTTTTTTATTTGTTGTGGTGTATATTTTTTTGATGTTTTATTTGAATTTTCATCAAAAATAACTTTATGAAATTGTATTGTTTTACCAACATAATCTTCTAAATATGCAATTGTTATGCCTGTTGAACTAAATGAAAGATCAAGTCCAATTATTAATGATTTAATCATTTTATTATTATATAGTTATTATTAATTATTCATCAATTAATTCAACTGTTTGTCCAGCAAGTTCATGTGTACAATCAGTTAAAAATTCTATTTTTCCGTCAGTTATATATGAATGACAAATCATTTTTTTACGTGTTTCTTCAATTGGTTGTTTTGTTTCTTCATTCCATTTACAATATATCCATTCAACTTTTATTGATGGAGAAAAAGTTGGTTTTTCAAAATTTCCATTAAAAGACCATGTTGGCCCTGTATATCCTTCTTTTTTTATCCAAACACCATGATGACATTTACAACCAGGACAATAAAAAGAATAATCAGAAACACCAATACGTAAATCAGAATTTATTATTAATTTCATATCAATAAATTATTTTATTAAAACTTGAAAATAATGATTTTTTAAATATATTATAATTTATTGAATCTATTATAAAATCACATGAAATATCATAACATATATTATCATCAATTCGATATTTTAATGTTAAATCAGTTGTTTCAAATAAAATATCATTTGTAAATGAATTTATTATTTTCCAATTAATATCTTGTTCATTAATAACATATTTATTATCTAATTCACATACAAAAATATCACCTAATTTAAGATTATAACAAGCATCAGGATTTTCATCAGAAATTTTTATTAAACGTGGAAAAATTGATTTAACAACAGGAAAAGTTATAGATGAAGCAGGAATTGTTTCTGAATTAGAAATAATATCATAAACATTTGTTTCATCAAAATCATATGAACAAACAGCTCCAATATTTCCATTAAAATCAGTACCAATTAAGTCTCCATTACTATAATGAATAACAGCTAAATTTTCAGTTGTATATATTTTACCCAATATATTTGTTGTACCATAAATATTTCCATCAATATCTGTAACTGTATCTCCTTCAACCCATGAACTTGAATCTTTCATCACTAATCTTACTGAACTTGCACTTTTAACATATTCTGAAAGTACTAAACCATTAGAATTCATCTTATTTGATAAGTTATAAACTCTACCACATGGATATGATTCACCATTAACATTTATGTATGTTAAATTAGGATTACTAAGACCTGTATTTATTCCATCTCTAATCCAAAAATTACAAGCTGTTTTAATACCGAAAAATCCTGTTGGATATACTGGTATTCCATTTATATCAAGTATATAATCATTTTTAAAATGCCCTCCAGGTAATAAATTAAGTGAATATTTACTATTTCCTGGATTATCTGTATATGTCCAATGTTCTGTTCCAACTTCTCTTAAAGCACATCCATCTTCTGGAATTGTTGTAACTAATAACCAAATATTGGCAATATCCCAACCAATAGGAGCTATGTCTCTTATATCATCAATAGCAAACCAATTATATAATCTACCATATTTTGATACTTTTTTATCTATTCCAATTGATTGTTCAGGAATTTCAATTGTTTTAATATATCCTGTTAATGATTTATACGTATTGAAAATAGGAAATAATTCTGATTTTATTTCGAATAATGGAAAATCATAATTAACAGGAATTTTATTTTCAAATGATTCAATAGTTGTGTTTAATATATCATAAATACTTTGAAAACTATTATCTAATTTATTAACTAAAACAAAATCAAATGTTAATTTATTTAAATCAATACCAACTTCAGTTGTTGTTATGAAGTAATATGGAGTTTTAAAATCCTGTAATATATTGTTTTCATCTCTATCGTAAATATCTAATAACATTATATAAAGACAATCAAATATTTTATTATAATTTGATATTTCTGAATAATTTATTATTATATATTCATTTATATTTGGATCAAAAATTCTTAATTTTAATTCATAATTATCATCATATTTAAAACATAAAATTGATAACCAATTATCTGTTAATTCTAATGGTATTTTTTCTGAAATATCATCTAATATTAAATTATCATTTAAACTTGGTAAAACATATGTTTTATTATCTGTTAACCATTTTAAAATTTGTTGATTATTTGAATCAACATTAAAATATTGTGATAAATCGTTTGGAATTAATTCAATTGGTAAAACATAATTTGTTAAAACATTTGTAATAACTTTATCAATAACGATTTCATAAACATTTGATTCATCATTATTATATGAACAAACTGCGCCTATTGTTCCATTAAAATCTGAAAGTATTAATGAACCATCATTATAATGTAATGTTGCTGCGTTTTCTTGTGACCATACTTGTGTTCCAATTGTTACAGCATGATAAATATTTCCATCAATATCTGTGAAATTTCCATCATTTATTGAATTATTTTTTATATAACGAACAGGACTTCCAAATGAAGGGTTATAACTGGTAAATGACACTTTATTATTATAAGATCTTATAGCAAAAGCACTTCCCATATCATCAGAAACTAAGTAATTACAAGTGTCTTTGATATTGGTGAAGGATCCATTATAAACACCTGCACCAACTGCATTAAAATTAGTATTATTAGTTACTAAATCAATATAATCACTGGTATTCCAATATTCAATTCCTATGGTTTTTATTTTTTCACCTCCATTTACATCAGATCCTGTAAAAGTATAGTCACCACTTATGAATATTGTTAGGTTTATCCAATCTTGTATTGAAGGAATATGCCATCCTTCAGGAGCAATACATCTTGGATCAGTTGCAGCATACCAATTATACAATCTACCGTATTTGCTTTTTTTAATTTCTATTTCATTTATTTTTTTAACTCCTGTCATAAATGATGGAGAATCAATTATATCTAAATCATTTAATGAATCTTGTATTTTAAAACTTGTAAATGATTCAATATCAATTCTTTGAATATCAATATTTACATTGAAATCATAAAAATATTTTTCAATATTATTATAACAATCTGTTACTTTAATAGAAATTAAATATTCAGATGTTTTTTTAAGTACAATAACTTTAGATAACAATGTTTGTATGAATATTTTATCGTATATTAATATGTTTTGTGAATCTAATTTATCTATTATTTCAATTTCAATATAAGTATTTGGTGAATTTATATCTATGTGTAAAATATTTCCAAATAATTTTTCAACTTTAGTTATATCTATATCTGTTGGTATAACATCATCAAATATTTCATAATCAATGTTATATGTATTTGTATTTATTTTTGAATTTAAATCTTCCAAATATGATTTAACTTCTGTTTTAAATAAATTATTTGTATTTTGAATACAATTAGAAATAATCTTTGAATAATTTATTGAATCAACATAATTTAAAATATCTATTTTTATATTTTTCCTAAAACCATACACATCATTTTCAAAAATCATATTCATGTTTGAAGTAATACTTTGTTCATATGGTATATTACTTGAATAAGTTAAACCAAAAAATGTTATATCTTGTTCATCTGATGTGAAATATGTGTTTGCTAATGAAATAGCATATAATAAATGATTTTTAAAACTATCTAAAGCATCTATTTTTGTTTTTCTTATTGGTAAATTATTTGAATCATATTTTACTTCTGATTCCCAATTATCATATAATACATGATAATTTCCTGTTTTTATATCAGTTTCTTTGTTAGGATTTATATTTAATGTATTTGTTGGACGATTTAAAAATTCTTCATATATTGATAAATTTGAATCGTTAAATCCAATAAATTCAAGAAAAGTTTCTATTGATTTTTTTGTTCCTTTATGTTTTAATATATATTTAAAATCAAGAAGCAATCTTTTAATTAATTCTGATTTATTAAATTCATCTGGAATTGCTTTTTCTAATTCAGCAAAATTTGGTAAATGATTATTATAAAGTAAATCTTTATAATGTTCATTTGTTTCATCAATTATATTATCTAAATTTAAAGTAATATTATAAATTGAAATAATATTATCCATTGTTATTTCAATTTCAATAGATGTTTTATTTATTGGCAAATATAAAGTATATCCAAAATTATCTATCAAAGTTTCACCATTTAATGCTTCTTCAGTAGATAATATATTGTTTATTTTTTTTACAGAATAAAGTACACCTATTCCTGATAAAATTCTAACAGAAATATTTTTATATGAATAAAAATAAAAACAATTAGTTTTTGAAATTAATTTTTTTGTAATAATTTGTTTATCAATATTATATAAAATAATTGGAAAATCCATAGTTTTAGTTTTATTCGATGAATACTTTTTCAGATTTTATTGTTTTAGCTGAATCTTTAATACTTGTATTTTTTGCATTTAATGTTTGTTCATCAACTGTTAAAAATGGTAATAAAGCTGCCTTTATTGGTGCTGTAAAAGGTGTGATACAGGCTTTTGATATTAAATTAAATAATTTAAACATTTCAGATATTACGTTTCCTTGATGAATAAGCATTTCTTCAAGTTGATTAACTGTTTTATTTCCAAGTGGTGTTGGTTCTAAATTTTTATTTCCAAGATCTATTCGTGAATCAGTCATAACAATACTATTTGCACCAACAAAATATGATAATTTATCTAATTCAACTTGAATTTTTCCATCACCATTAATAAATTCAATGCCTTTTGATTTAGTATATGTTAATTGAATATTTTGATCATCTATTGTACGTTTAAATATTTCAAGATAATTAGCATAATCAGAATCAGTTAATTTTAAATCTTTTAAATCAGTTTTAGAACCATAAAATCCTGTTGAAAAATTATTTTCAAAAATAATAATAGAAACAACATCATTTTTAATTGGTAAATAATTTTGACCATACCAAGGAAAATACCAAGGTAAATCTTCTATTTTTATTTCATCTGTTAATCCATCAATACTAACCCTAATTCTATTGATTTTTAAATCATCTAAAACATCAACAACTTTTCCAAAAAATATTTGAATATCTCCTATCATTATTTGAATATTTTTATTTATTTTTATTTAAAATCCTATTCTTGTATATATATTGGATTTAATAAGTTGTGTTGTTTTTATTGAATTTTGTGTATTATTTGATGAAACTGTTGTTGAATTATTTTCAATTTTTTGTTCATTATTAATTAATTCAATATTTGATGGTGTTTTTACTAAATATTTATTATATACATCAACAAAATTTTCTGAAAAATTATTCATAACAATATTGTTAATATTACTTACAAAACCATTAATATATTTATCTTCCATATATGTTATACCTAAATCAATTGTATTCTTGGTCATTTTAGCTAATGTTGCTGGATCTGTAATAGTTTCAATTGCTGAACCTATTGCACTATTTGGACCAAAAAAATTATTTGTATATTCTGCTGGTTTTGTTTTTAAATCATTTAATGTATCAATACCAACTTGTTTAAATGATTCACCAGTATTTTGAAAATAATCTGAAAATTTTGCTTTTGTTTTTTCAGAAGCTGTCATATAAGGTTCAGTATTATTACCAGCTAATGTCATTTCTTTATTTAATTCTGTTGGTGACATAATTGACATTCTTTTATTTTCAACAGCAGCAATTGCCAATAAACTAACAAAATCAAATTCACCAAATATATTATTAAAATTACCTTTATATGTTGCAAATCTAAAATTTAATGTCATTGAATTTTTTACTCCTTCATCTGACATTTCATTTGATAATGTTGCAAAGAAATTTTTTCCTGATTCTTCATTATTAATTGAAACACTTTTCAACATTATTAAATGATGATTAAAATCATATTTGTTTGCATTTTCAATAAAATATTTATCAGATAATTTTTTAATAGTTGGAAACATTTTTTTCTGATAATCGTCAGGATTTTTAACACTATTTGTTAACCCATTAAAAAATTGTGTTTCAATACTATCATAAATTGCTAAATTATAATAACCTGAATTAAAAATCAATATGTTTAAATCAAATTTACGTAAATTTGAAGGTATTACTTCAACACAACGAATATCATCAAACCATATATGTCTCCAAGTTGTTAATAAAGATTGACATAACATATCTGAAGTTTCACGAATATTTATTGTTATTTTAGCTTCATCAGTATACATATCACCTGTTTTATGATTAACTATTTCATCGATTCCTTCTATTTCTTGAATTAAAAAATCAAAACCTTTAATAAAAATTTTAAAAACAGCAATCCATTTAACTAACATATTATATCTTTCATTTTCACCTATTCTTTTTAAATAAGCTAATGCTGAATCTTTGTGTTTATATTCATCAGCAAATAAACCTGAAGTTTTATCATAATCAACCATTAATTTAAAATTTAAATTTAATGGATCTGAAAATTTTGACATATATGCTCTCATTTCTGAAGTAATTAAACTTTCAGAACTATCGTCAATAAAACCTGTTACTGATGTTACTTTTTTAGGTATTTTATATAATCCTCTACTATTTGTAGCCATAAATTAAAAATTTTCAATTATTTATAACAAAATATATATACTTATCAAGAAATAAATTTAATTCAATAATTTTTATTTCAAATATAAATAAAATAAAAATAAATCAATATGAATCTTCCAAATTTAAATGAATTAAAATCTGATCAAAGTACTTATATTGCTTTTAGTAAAGCTTTAGTTGATTTTGACAAAGCAATTGCAATAGGAAATCCATGTTATTTCACAAAAATGGTTACTTTAAATTTACCTATATGGTCATATCCTAATTTTTTTATAGATTTATCTGTAATAACTGATTCAGGAATAGCTCCTGATGCATCACCAAATTTAGTTTTTCCAAAAGCTATTCAATATTATATGGAAAATATTATTAGACAAAATACTAATATTGATGAAATTACTGAACTTGCTTTTTGGAAAATGTTAAATAAAATGGGATTAATTGATTATAAATCAACAGTAACTTTTATAAATACAATAGCTTCATCAAATTATACATCAACTGAAAATAATAATGGTTGGAATGAAATTGTTTGTCAAATTCCAAATAAATGTAAATCATTAACATCTGTTTGGAAAACAACAGATATTGTTGATATAATTACAGATATTAAAACAGATATATGTATGTTTGATAATGGTGATAATCAATTTGATTTTGTTGGATTAAAAGATGTTATTGATTTTGATAATTGTATATATAATGAAATTGAAATTAAAGATTTTTCATTCAATATTATGTTATTATTTTATACTGATGAAACAGGAATAAATAAATTACATGGAATAAATTTCATATATCCTTTTGAAGAATTATCAGTAACAGAAAAAAAATTACAAACTTTCATACAAAAAACAAATTCAAATAATACAATTGGTTATCAATTTAAATTTAATCAAAAATCATGTAATAATGAAGCAACACAAATTGCTGTTTATGCACAAGATGACCATACTCATTATAATTCATTTTTAGATACTTTATCTAAATTGAATTCATTTCTTGAAGTAAAAATTAGAGAAACACCAACACAAATTTCATAACAATATGACTACTGACATACAATATATTGATTTATATTTACATGGTTCAAATAAAGAAGATTCAATTTTAACAGAAGATTTAGAATTATTTTTTCAAGAAATTGAATTAGCTGTTCAAATTGCTCCAAATGAAATATGGAGTATTGCTGAATCAATAAATTTAAATCGTTATTTATTCAATCAATATATAACTATTACACAAATTAAAAATGAAATATCCAATTATGTTTCGAAAAATTGTCAACATGCATCTTATTTTAATTATTCTATTTCAATAGAAAATTTAGATAATTTAAATAATAAGGATTTAATATATATAGTATTTAATGTTGATGCAAAAGATCAAAATGGAAATAATCAACTATATAGACAAAAATTTTTAATTGGAAATTAAAAACATACTTATAATTAATATTTATTATGGATAGAATATCGGTAATTTTAAAAAAATATATTTCAGAAAGAATTCCTCAAAAATCTACAAATATATTTTGGCAAATGTTCAATGGGATTGAAGCTATGTTTGTTAATTTAGAATATAGATTAGATATATCTAAAAGAGAACGAAATATATTGACAGCACAAAATTTAGCTTCATTAAGAAATTTATCTGCACAAAATGGATTTGAACCAAAATTGAAAGTTCCTGCTAAAGGATTACTTTCAATTAAAATTAATCCAAAATTATTCAATAGATGTGGGTATCCATTATTTTTACCACCATATTCTATTTTTACAGATAAATTAACGAAATTAAATTATTATTATAATTCAGATAAAAGTTTTTTATTATCAAATAATAATTTAACTATTCCTGTTATTGAAGGTGAAGTTAAAACAAAAACAGTATTAAGTACAGGAAATTTTATTGAAAAATTTTATTTGTCTGAAGAAAATATTGCTGAAAATTCAATATCTGTTGAAGTTAATGGTTATTATTTTACTGAACTTAAGTCATTTTATGATAATAGTAGTGCAAATATCATTGAAGATAAACAATTCATTGTTAAGTTTTCAAATGATATGCAAAATCCAATAATTATATATATTAAAGGATTATTATTAAATGATACTATTAATATTGTTTATAGATTAACATCAGGTGAATTTGGAAATATTGATAGTAAACATGATTTTGAAACACAAAATATAATAAATAATATTGGTAATATTATTGATGTTGATGAAACAGAAATTTCAATTCAAAATTTATCTGGTTTTGAATTTGGTTCAAATGGAACTGATGAAAATTCTTTAAGAGCAAGTATTGGATATAATCATGGTAAAAATTTATTATTTGATAACACAAGTTATTCAAATTTTTTAATGAAATATTCAACATTATTGATTCAAAATATAATTAATTCCCCATTAGAAAAATCAATAAATAATATATATTTATTGAAAAAACAATGTGTTAATAATGAAACAAATAATAAAAAAGATTTTATTTCACAATATAAAAACATTATTGATACAAAAGCATATTTCTTATCAAATGTTGAAAAATTAAGTTTAAATAAAATTATTGATGAATTTGAATTTAGTTTGAGTTCACACAATATATTTAATGGTAAAATTTGTAATTTTGCATTTCAAATTTCAATGGAAAATCAAAATGATGTTATTAAATATGGTGATAATATTCAAGAATTAATATATACTGAATTTGCAAAATTCTTATACATTAAAAATAATATTTTAAATATTGAAAATATTTTTGAAAATTTCATGATAACAAATAATATTAAATTTGATTATATGATTTTTAATGAAATAATTGAAAATAATAAAATTAATCAAAAAATTGATTTAGTAACTCCATATGTTATAAAACATGATGAATATTTACCAATATTGAAAGGTAATTTTTCTATTTGTGATTCAAATTTTAATTCAATTGATTTATTTTTTGATATAAATATGGTTTCAAAATAATTAAAAATGGCTATAAATATATCAGATAAACAATCAAAACAAATTGATTTTCTGATTCAACAAAATATAACAGAAGTTGGATTAGGATATAGAGGTTTGATTGCTAAAAATGATGGTTTTTATCAAAGGTATGACGGAATATCAAGTAAATTGCTTGATATAAATGATTTCACATATGCTCCTATAAAGAAAATCATAACAAATAATGATTTTTTCTTGAGTATTGACATACAGAAAAATATAATAAATACTATTTCAATAGATAGTATAGAAACATTTTTTAAAAATAAATATTCTGAACAAGTAATTCAATTAGTTTTACTTGGTGAAGTAAATAATATTAATAAAATATTTTCAACTCCTTTTCCTTATATTAGTGGCACTATTTCGATTTTTTGGAATGGTATAAAAGAAAGAAATTTTAAAGAAATATCTGATACTGAAATAGAATTAGAAAAACCACCATTATGTAATGGTTTTTTAGATTGTATTGAGGCAATTTTCACGAGTAAATAATTATTATTATAAATTGATATGAAAAAAAAATTATTAAATTATGGCCATTCAAACTGTAATTCGTTCAAGTACTCAATTATATATTGATGCTAATTTAGATTTTCGTAATAAACAAATAATAAATTTAGCTCCTGGTGTTTTATCCAGTGATGGTGTGAATTTATTACAAGTACAAGGATTAATTTCCACAGCTGTATCTGGTATAGGTAGTTCAATACATGTTCCAGTACAAAATGTTACAGCTGCTGTTGCTGTAATTGCAACAGATAGACAAGATAAGATGATTATGCTTATCGAAGATTTTGGATTATATCACTTTGACTCACAAAGTACGGTAACATCCAATAATGCTGCCAGTAATCCAACCGTAATTCGACCTACTGATATAGCAACAGATGCTGGTGCTGGTAGATGGATAAAAATGACATCAGTATTAACTGATCACAATTCATTAAGTTCATTACAAGGTGGTAATGGTACTACTGAATTTTATCACTTAACAAATACAGAATATGTTGGTACTGGTAGTGGTACATTTGTTAGACAAACTTCACCTACTTTTATTACTCCAATATTAGGTATTGCTTCAGCAACTTCAATAAATGGATTAATATTAACTGCATCAACAGGAACTTTTACATTAGGAAATACAAAAACTTTTACAGTAAATAATAATATAACATTATCTGGTAATGACGTTGGAGTTTCTTTCGTTATGCCGGCAATTAATGGAACACTTGCTTTAAATAATCAAACATTTACTTTAGGTTCAACTTCAATTGCTATTAATGGTTCAGTATCGGCTATTTTAGGAATGACTGGTGTTGGATTTACAAATAGTACATTTAATGCAAATATAATTTCAGGAACATTAGCAAGTAATATCATATTGACATTACCAACAACAACAGGTACATTAATAAGTACTGGTAGTATAGGTATTATTACAAGTTCAATGATATTGGATGGTACAATAGTTGATGCCGATATTAATGCAACAGCAAATATTGCAATAACTAAATTACAATATCATACAATATCTGGTCATGATTTAGGTACTGCATTATCATTGTTAACTATAGGTTCAAATTTAACAGGAACTAATTATGATGGTTCTGTAATAAGTACTATTGATGTTGATTTAACAAAAATTGCTGGATTAACTAATGTGTTGACAATGACAAATAAAACATTGACAACTCCAACATTGACAACTCCAATAATAAATGGAACAGCAAGTGGAACAGGTGTCAGTGTTGTATCAAATGTAAACACATTACTGTTACGTGATGCTAATGGTAATGGTTTTATTGACAACTTAATTGAAGGTTATTCAACAACAGTAACAGTTGCAGCTGCTACTACAACATTAACAGCTGCAAGTGGATATTTACAATTCTTTACAGGAACATTATCACAATCTGTTGTATTACCTGTTACTTCAACATTGTCATTAGGATTACAATATAGAATTTGTAATAATAATACTGGCACAAGTGGAATAATTACTGTTAAATCTTCTGATGGTTCATCTGTTGTTGCGATTTTATATCCTGGAAGTGATGTCTTAGTTACTTGCATACTTGCTTCAGGAACAACTAATTTATCATGGGATGCAAGATATTTAGGTGTAAATGTTACACAAGGTAAAATATTGAACATTAATAATACAATGACAATATTAGGTACTGATGGTGCAAGTTTAAACATTGGTTCAGGTGGTACTTTAGCATCAGGTGCATATGCAAATATTTCAAATTATGCAACATTAGCACAAACTATGTATATTGGTACAACTGTATTTGCTATTAATCGTGCAAGTAATCCAATAGCATTAACAGGAATTACAAGTATTGATGGTTTAGCTGCAAAAGCAACAATATTAGCAACAACAAGAGCAATCAATGGAGTTAACTTTGATGGTTCAGCAGCAATAACTATTACAGCAAATACAACAAATGCATTAACAGCTGGAACAGGATTATCAAGTACTGGAACATTTAATGGTTCAACAGCAACAACATTTAGTTTAGATACTGCTTATTTAGGAAATACATATGCTTCTTTACCAGGAAGTCGTAGGATTTATCGTATGAGTCCTACAACTGGAACTGTAAATGGTTCAAATACAATATTTACATTTAATCCAACAATAGTTGCACAAGTAATTGCTGGTTCAGAAGAAATATTTGTAAATGGTCAATTATGGAATGCTGGTGGAACAAATGATTATACTGTAACTTATTCAAATACAACACCTTTTACAATGACAGTAACATTTTTAACAGCACTTTCAAATACACCATTTGTTGATATTTTATTGGCAAATTTTTCTGTATAAAAATAAATATACTGAACATAATATATATAATTACAAATAAATAATAATGGCTAAAACACAACAAAAAGGTACAAGTATTGGTGATGGTACTATAACGGAAGTTGATATTAACATATCAGGTGCAACAGTAAAATCACCACTATTAGGTAGTGATTATTTATTTATTCGTGATTCTGTATTAAATACTACTCAACAAATATTAGTAAGTACTTTAGATGATTATTATGCATCTAAGTACTTTCCAAGTGCTGATAATATGTCATATGCTGTTTCTGCTGGTAGTTATTCATTTGTACCAACAACAGCATATGGTCGTAGTTTATTAGGTGCTGTTAGTGGTACTATGTTTACTGGTTTAAATGCTGATACCGTTGATGGTTTTCAGCATAATCAAAGTTTACTGACAACTGCTACACCAACTTTTGCCGGTTTAAATGTTGGTACAGTAGGTAAAATAGCAACATTTGGAGATGCAACAATAACTTCTAAATGGATATCAATTAGAAATGCAGATACTACAGGAATTGCTATTGGTTTATTACAAACAACAACCCTTGGAGGTTTAGATGGTATTGGTTTAATAAGAACAGGTTCAAGTAAAGGTTTTGGTATCAGTGTCAATAATCTAACAGCTTTTAATTTAGTTACAACAGTAGATTTTTCAATAAATTATCAAACAAAATATGTAACCATAAATTCTGCTGTTGCAACATCTTCAGTTGGAACAGGAGCTTTAGTGGTTGGTGGTGGTGTTGGTATCAATGGTGGTATAACATTAAATGGAACAATTGTTGGAGCAACTACAATTACAGGAACTTCATTTAATGGAATAACAGGATTAACAACAGTTATATTACCATTAGCACCAGCAAGTACAGCAGTAGTAGGTACAGCAACACTTGTTTCCAGACAAGATCATAGACACCCATTACAAACTGGATATGCTATAACTACAACAACAACAGGTATTTCAATAACAAATGGTGCCGGAGCTTCATTGGTTACAGGAACAGCAATTAACATAGGTTATGCAAGTACAAATGTTACTGGATTATTAACAGCAACTGATTGGAATACTTTTAACAATAAAGGTACTTTTCCAGGTTTTGGTACATTGGATACTACAAATGAAGATGGTACTTTAATACAAGATATTGGTGAATCATTTGGTGGTACAATTATGTTACATATGGTTTCAAAAACCGGAAATTATAACGATTTAGTAGGTAAACCTACATCTTTATCACAATTTACGAACAATTTAGGAAATTATGGTGGATTCTTAACATCAGAAACTGATACATTAAATACTGTTACAAGTAGAGGAAATTATACTACAGGTAAAATGTTTGTTAATGCAACTTTAGGAACTGTACCAGGAATTTCATTAGCTATTGGTGATACTGATACAGGATTTAACTGGATTGCTGATGGAAACATTGAGTATTGGAAAAACAGTGCAAAAATGTACAGTATGGATGCAGTTTGGCATTCAGGAAATTTTAATCCAAATGGTAAATTAGATTGGAGAACATTTGGAACAGCAGCAAATTATAATACAGGTGATTTTTTATATTACTGTGGAAATTTATCATCAAATGTAAATGCAGATACTGTTGGTAATGGTATGTGGCTTAATACAGTTGGAAATGGAACAGGAAATTCAGGATTTGCAAATCAATATGGTGCATTTATAGGATTCGATAATGGATTTGGAGGTTTTCAATTTGATATTAGTAATGATAATGTTATGAAAACCAGAAGTAAATGGAATAGTTCTTGGTCAGCTTGGCAAACAAGTTATAATTCAGGCAATCTTACAAATACTTTAACTACAAACTATTTACCTAAATGGAATGGTAGTAGTTTAGTTAATTCATTGATAATGGATGATGGTACAAATGTTATTATAAAGAATGGTACAAGTATTCACTTTAATGCAGTCGGTGATGGAATATTTTTAAGTAGGTCTAATATTGGAGCAGAAAGTGTATTAGTATCAGATGGTTCATATAACATACTGTTAGGAGCAGGTGCAGATTGGAATAAAATTATTACTAATAAGATATTTAATATTACCAATACTACTGCGTCAAATTCTGTCACAACAGGTGCTTTAGTTGTTAACGGTGGTGTTGGTATTGGTGGGAGTGTTAATGTAAGTGGAAACATTACAGCAAATGTTTTTAATGGTTCTGGTGTTGGATTAACAACATTACCAGTAACAATTGATACCGCTGCAAATTCAACTTATGGTGGTATATTAAGACTTGGTGGTGATAGTCTTGCATCTGGGGTTAGTACTATAGCATCAGTTATGACAACTAATGGAAATTTACATTTAGATGCCGGTACTGGTAATAAAATATACCTTAATTTTTATCAAGGTGCTGGTATTAATTTTGGTAATGGTGCATCGGCAATTGTTATGACTATAGATACTAATGGTTCAATAGGAACATCAGGTAATGTGAGTGCATTGGGATTTTATGGTGATGGTACTAATTTAACTGGAAGAGCTATGTCATTTACTACAGCTTCATCATATAACATGTATCAAGGAATATCAGTTACTGATCGTGATCCGAATACATTTTTTACTGAAACACAACCAGGTTCAAGATCATATGCTGAAGGTGCAAATGCAACACCTAATGGTGCTGGAGGTTCATGGTGGTTTTATGAAAACATTAGACATACAAATGCTTCAAATATATGGGGTAAACAATATGCTCATGGTTGGGAAGATAATGCAAATAGATTAAAAGTTAGGAATGTATCATCAGGTACTTGGGGTGGTTGGGTTGAATTTATAACAACAGCAAACATAGGGACTCAAAATTGTTTAAATATCATAGGACCAGCACATACAAATGGAAACGATGGTTGGTTTAGATCAGATGGTGACTGTGGTTGGTATAGTCAAAATTATAATGTTGGAATTTATGCAACAGAAACAGGAAATGTAAGAACTTATAATAATGCCAATTTTATTGCAAGTGATATAACTGCACAAGGTGGTATTAAAATGATTACACACCGAACAACTGAAACAACAGGTTTAGGTAATGCCATAATGTTCACAAATAATATAACTGTTTATGGTATAAATGATATAGCAAGTATTAGATTAAACACAGAATCTATGAATGGTTCAGAAAGTGGTGGATTAACTTTCAATACTAAACCTAATATAAATTCAACAAGTTTAGTTGAAGCTATGAGATTAGCAGCGAATGGTAATGTTATTATAGGAACTACAAATGATCGTGTAGGTAAACTACAAGTTCAAGGTGATACTTTTCATGTTTATTCTTTAAATAATCCTGATAGTGTTACAAATGCAAGACAAATTGTAATTGGTGAAGCATCAGCAAATACAGTTTATGATTTATCATTAGGTTATTTTAGTGATGGAACTGGTTGGAAAGGATCAATTCAAGTTGTTGCTGGTGGTGTACCAGCCACTTTAGTTATTAATGGAAATGGTGGTAGTGTATTAATTGGTCAAACTAATGGCAGTAATAGTTCAAAATTACAAGTTAATGGAACTATTAATGCTGTTGGATATTCAACTTCATGGTCTGGAACTAATAGTGTTAATACAGGTGGTTTTAATACAATTATGGGAATTGGTGCATCAGCAACTTGGTTATTATCCGGAACATCAAGTGGAACATTTAGATATGGTATTCAAGGATTAGATAGTGGTGGTGCATTAAAAATTTATGTTGGAACAGCAAATGTTTCAATAGATTCAATTGCCAACATAACTGCAAATAACTTCATATTAGGGTCTGATAGACGAATTAAAACAAATATAGAACCAATTAATATAACAAATCTTGACATTAATTATAAGGAATTTGAAATGTTATCAAATGTTGGCGAAAAACGTTATGGTGTTATTGCTCAAGAATTACGTGAAATTGCACCTGAATTAGTAATGGAAGATAAACAAGGTATGTTATCAGTAAAATATGTTGACTTACTAATAAGAGAAGTTGCAAGTTTGAAAAATAGAATTAAAGAATTGGAGGATAAATAATGTCAGTACCAACAGGAAATATAGGTTTATCAAATGTTACTAATGAAATTTACGGTGATTATTGGAACACCAGGAATTTAAGACAATGTTTTATTGATGCTACGGGAACATTTGATCCAGTATACCAAGGTTCTAAGGATTCATTATCAAATTTTCAGAATTATAATCATGCTCTATTACCTTTAGTATATGATTATGATGGAAATCCTTATCAACCAATTAGAATTGGAACACAAATATGGCTTAATAGTTGTTTCAAATGTACACATTTGAATAATGGTACAGTTATTAATTCTTGTAGTACAGCATTACAATTGTATAATTATGCCGTTGCAAATACAGCTGCATATTATAATTATGCTTCTAATGATAGATATTATAATAAGATAGCTATTATGAATGCTAATTTTGCAATAAGTGGTTGGCATGTACCAACATACACTGATTTAAATACTTTAGGTGCATATCTTGGTGGTGGTAATGTTGCTGGAGGACATTTAAAGAAAACAGGCACAACACGATGGAGTAGTAATGTTGGTGCAGATAATTCAACCGGATTTAATGGTGAACCGAGTGGTTATTCTGGACAAAATGCAATTTATGAAGCAGCAACAAGAATGTATTTTTGGACAACTACACAACATGATATTGGTGGTGGAACAATGGCATGGTATATGGCTACTTTATATGCAGAAGCAGCTAATCTTGGTGCAACAGATAATTTAGGATGGAATGGATTACCAGTAAGACTAATAAAAAATTAACAAACACTTTTTAAAAACAAATTAATATTATGGCATTAACAAAAAGAATTGACTTCAAAAATGGAGTAGTAACTGAAGCAGCTTACATGGAAGTAAGTAATATTGCTATGGATTTTATCAATAAAACTGTATCATTTTCACTGAAGACTTGGCTTAATCAAGCTGTTATGGAACAAGGGTTATTGACAATTATTCCTGATCAGATGTTTAACATCGGAAATTCAAACATGTATGTGAATAATGGAATGCCTTCTCCAATTCCTGCTGACAGTACACTGTTTGACACTTATTTTAACAATGGTACATCACAAGCTGATGCTGAATCTTATCTTAAGACTTTACCAGCTTTTGCAGATTGTGTTGATGTAATTTAAATTATTTATTATGGCTAAATTAATTATTGCTATTAATCTGACATTTAAAGAAGAAGGACTTTGGTCAGATGGAAAAGGTAAAAATGCAAATGATTCAGGAGGAAGAACTTATAAAGGAATTGCAGAAAATGCTAATAAAGATTGGGGAGGTTGGATTATTATTAATAAACATTTGAAAGATAAAAACTTTCCACAATGTTTGGAAGATATTCCTGAATTACAAATCCTTACAGAAACTCGTTATAGGGTAAAATATTGGAATCCTTTTTGGGGTGATAAAATATTGAATCAAAATACTGCAAATAATTTATTTGATACTTCTGTTAATTTTGGAGCTTCTGTAGCTATTAAAATGATGCAACAAGCTGTTAAATTAAAATCAACAGGTATTATGGATGAAATAACTTTAACAAAATTAAATGATATTGTATGAAAAAATTAATTTTTTTATTTGTGATTATAACTTTATGTTTTGGTTGTAATGCAAAAAATTATAATAATAGAACTATTTCAATTATTGATTCAACAGAAATATATAAACAACAAATTGATTCAATTAAAAATATTAATAATATATTGAAAGATAGTTTTATTGTTCATAAAATGATAATAAAAAATTTAACAGATAGTTTGGATTATTTAAATAAAGTTAATTATGATGAATATAATAATTATTTTGCTTTGATTAAAATAAAAAGATATGTTGATATTTGTTATTCAAATAGTAAAAACAATGTTTTTCTTAAAGGTTGGGTTAATCGAGCATTAAAGAAAGTAAATTTTTATGTCATTAAATAATCAAATACTATCAACTAATTATTAATAAAAAAATAGGATATATAAATAGTATAATTAAAAATAATCATTATAAAATAAAATTTATGAAACATCAGGAAGTAAAAGGTCTTCAACAACAATTAATAATGTTGTTAAATGAATGTGTTGAAAAGAAAATATCTATTTTCCATTTAAATTGGGGACTTGATAAAAATTTAGTTAAAATAAATAAAGCTGTTGAAGAAATAAATAAAAGTATTTCAAAAGAATTAATTGAATTAGATCAAAAAGCTTTAGATCTTGGTAAAGAAGCTAATCAAAGATTAGAAGTTTCTGAACAAACAACAGACGATAATATATTATTTAATGCTGGTTTAATTCTATTATCTGAAGATGAACAAGCAAAAAGAATTGAATTAAGTAAGGAATTTGTTAAATCAATGGAAGAAGAAAATGATTTAAAATTATATATTCTTGATCCATCAAAATTAGAAAACTTAAATCTCGAATATCCGTATTTTTTAATTTTAAAGAAATTTCTTCCTGAAGAAGTAGAATAAATCATTAAAAATATTTAAATATCATTCTATTTAATACAATATAATAGGATATATTTAAAGCAATTCAAATATCAAATTAAAAAAAAAAACAATTTTATTAAACAATTTATTAAACATTTAAAAAAAATTTTATGGAAACTCCTAATGATGCTCTAAAAAACGCTTTTTTACAAAGTACTTTCGAAATTTATGGTGAAAACATTGCAGTAAAAGCTGAAGATGTTCAACAGAATGGTGGTATTGATTTTTCAAAACATTATTTTGAAGCAAAAGTTGGTTCAACTTATTTGATTAAGTTTTTACCAAATATCGGAGGTGACCCTATTGTACATCGTTCACTTTACAAAAATCTTCCTGACCCTGAACGTAAAGGTAAAACTTTTCACTATGTTAGTTCAGGAAATGCAAAAACTTGTAAAGCACTTGATTTATTTTTCGAACTTTTTGCTTTGAAAAAAGATGGTGATGCAATTGCCGATAAGAAAATTGAAAAATATATGGGTAGAACAAATCAAGGTTGTGCTAAAATACAGATTTTACAATCTCCTGTAAAGGAAGAAATTGGAATGATTCGTATGATTACATTTGCAACTTATGGGCCAAATGCTACTGTATCTAATCTGCTTAAGAAAAAAGTTAGTCCAACAAAAGAACAAGTAGCACAAGATTTTGAGAAAGAAGATATTTTCAATATTTTTGGTTCTTCAGTAATGTCTCTTGTTTGTGAAGAAGCAATATATGATGGTGTTAAGGGTCGTGATTTTACGAAATCTGATTGGGCTCCAAAACCAAAAGGTGCAATTGCAATTTTACCAACAGGTGAATCAAGAGCTTTTGTTGCAACTGATTTAGTTAATGGAGTAATTATTCCTGAAGCTCAGCCTTTTTTCAATGCATTTGTTGATGCTGTTATGAATGAAGATTATGATATTCGCAAATATTTCGCTTATAAGGAAATTGACGATAAACTTAATGATAAGGACACTAATGATTACTTGATTAGTACTCAAGCAAAAGTTGATGAAATTATTCCAATTATTCGTACAAAAACTTTAGCTGAAATTGCAGCTTATGGTAAAGCAGATTCAACTTCAAAGGATAAGAAAACTGATGCAGCAAAAAATATTCTTGCTGATTCAATTCCTGAAGAACTTGCTGGTTCTGTAATGAGTGCTGTTGATAATACAACAAAAATAGAAACAAAAACTGAAGAGAAATCTGAAGTTGATGATGTTTTAAACTCATAATATCTGATTTAGCTTAGTATCATCGAAAGCTTGAGGGGTTAAGTCAAGATTTAAAAATCTTTACTTAACCCCTTTTTTCATCAAATAATAAATCATAATATGAAATTCAAAGTACTTGTAGGTAAAAATTTCAAAAATTTTATTGTTATTTCTGATTTGAAAAATTCCAAAGATTTTGAAATTTATGAAGTAATTAAAAAGGTTTTAACTCGTTCAGAATATTTTCCATTTATGCAAGGTTTTAATAAAACTATATCATATACATATCTTTTTAATGATTTTGTTTTCCCTATTCAATTTTGGCCTGATGTTAAAAAACAAATTGATAAATTTGATTCTGAAATATCTGTTTTAGAAAATGAAGAATTAATGTATCAGAATGATATTAATAGAGAAGATTTTGATAATTGGTTAACATCTTGTAAATTTCCAGAAGAAATTACTGTTGATTCTGAAAATTATTTATATCAAAGAGATTCAGTTTTTTTAGCTATTCAAAATAAAATAGGTAGAATTGAAGTTGCAACATCAGGTGGAAAAACATTCATAACTTATCTTTATTGTAGATACTTATTTGAACATTTTATACACGAAACAAAAAAATTTTTAATTGTTGTACCTTCAAAAGTTTTAGCTAATCAATTAAAATCTGATTTTTTTGGTTATGATAAATATTTTGAAAGACATTTATGTGTTGAAACAATTTTTGCTGGTTCTAAAAAAATTGTTGATGCAGATATAATTTGCGGCACATTTCAATCTCTTGGAAATTATGAACAAGAATATTTTGATGATTTTGGTATTTTAATTTGTGATGAAACACATAGAGCTAAAGCATATACTATCAGAAATGAAATTTTTGCTAAACTTTTAAATTGTGAATATTATTTCGCTATGACTGGTACAATGCCAAAATATAATACATTGGATTATTTACATATTGTGTCAATGTTTGGAAATGAATTAGTTAAACGTACTGCTTTTGAAAATATTCGTGACGGAGTATCAACACCTATAAAAATAAATGCAATACAAATAAAATATCTTACAGAAAATGATTATTCTGAAAATCTAATAGATAATGGAGTTGTTGGAATAGAAAAATTTCGTGCTGAAAAAGAATTTTTTCATTTATATGATAAAAGAACAAAATTAATATCTAAATTATTAAATAATTTTTCAGGAAATAGTTTGATTTTAGTTGATACTGTTGAATATTGTGGAATACTTTTTGATTTTCTTTCAAAAGAATGTGTTGGTTGGGAATTTTACATAATTACTGGTGATGTGAAAAATCGCGAAGAAATTATTGAAAATATGAGACAAACAAAAGATCATTATTGTATAATTGCAACCTATGGAACAATGTCTACTGGTGTAAGTATAAAAAATATTGAATATTTATATTTTCCTGATGGTGGAAAATCAGAAATTAGAATACGTCAATCATTAGGTCGTGGTATGAGATTATTTCCAAACAAAGAATTTTGTACTGTATTTGATTTTCAAGATCAAATTCCAAGATGTGCATTTAGAAGTCATTCACGAGAAAGAATGCGTATTTATAATGAACAAGGATTTCCTGTTAAAATAACAAAAGTTGAAATATAAATATTGATATTAATATCAATACTTGAATAATATATATGTTTTAACATATAATAATATAAAATAATCAAATTATGGCCGAAGAAAATACACAATCATTAGAAATTTCAAATTTATTACAAGGTGAAATAACAAATATTTATGCAAAATTATCGATAGAAGATAATTTTGATTTTGATACAAAAGAAGAAATAAAACTTGTTGAAAAATGTATTGAAGAATGTTATGATAATAAATTTAAGCAAATTAGTACCGATGTATTACAAGAAAATGATGAATTAATAAACAATACATTTGTTGTTTTATTGAAAAGTTGTGTTGGAAAAAATTTCAAAAAAGTTGGTCAAATATTTTTAGTTTATTGTGATTATTTTGATTTAGAATATAATAAAACTTTTGAAAAATTACATGAAAAATTACAAAACTTAATAAAAAATTCATGTAAACATTTAATTGGAAAACAATGTTATGCCAAATATGTTAGGAAAACAAATAATAATCATAAACCTATTTTCACTTTATTTGATTTAGTTGAAAATAAAAAATCATAATTTATGCCAATTTCTGAAAATATTAAATATGATTTTAATCAAACATTAACAGGTTTAATAGCCTTTGTTAGTAATATTGAATTAAAATTACATGAAATTATTCCTGATCTTCCTGTGTATGTTTTACAAACAGGTGATACAAGTTATTTTTTAGATTCCAAATTTGAAGATCCAAAAAATCCAAATCAAGAAATAATCCAAAAAATCCCAAGATTTGTAATTAATTTTGATGATCCTCAACCAATGAATGATCAAAATACGAATCAATATAATAAAATAACATTTTTAAAAGAAGATAAAACATATATTACAACAGGAAGACGTATTGCAATTCAATTAACAGCAAATACTGATTTTGTTTCATCTAATTTTATTAAAGCATTAGAAAATTTCGAAATAATTTCAACAATAACAGCAAGACAAAATGCTTTCACATATGAGTTTATGGGAAATACTATTGAAGGTGCTTATAATATATCGGCAAATTCAACTGAAAAACCACCAATGGAAATATCATCTGGAACAAGAAATTTCATTGTTAAAACGTCTTTTGAAGTTCAATTACATTTATTAATTCCAAGAATAGAAACAATAAAATTATTATCTGAAACAGGATTTAATAGTATTGGTTTTGATATTATTTCAAAAGGATTAATAAAACAATTAGATGATAATATTCAATTAAATATTGATAATAATTAAATAAAAAATATGTACACAATTTTTAATTTTTTAGAGAATTTTACAAATCCAGTAAAATCAACAAAATTTAAGCGATTCATATATAATATTTTATGTCCAATATTTTTCTTGTTGGAATATTTATGTTATATTTATTTTTGGAAAAATATTGTTATTAAAGAAATGTTAAGTTCAGATGAAATAGTTGATTTTTTAGATAAAAATGAATTTGGTTATACAGGTAATTATGTTTTAAAATCTGATTTATTATCAAATAATGAATTTTATGAAAGATTAAGTTTAGATGAATCAAAAGAAATAATTAAAAAAGATTTTGTTGAAGCTATAAGCAATTTAATAACGAATAATATATCCATAAATATTGAAGATTTTATTAGTTTATTAGTTATTACTGAAATAAAAATTATTAAAAAAGATGCTGATACATATAGGGAAAAAATATATACTGTTAAATTACAATTTTCAAGATATTATTATCTTCAACAAATAATAAGAAAATTCTATATTTGGTTAATTTCAGTTATTTTATTAACAACAGGTTTATGGTTATCATATATTTATGTTTTAAATCATTTAATAATTATGAAATAATTAGGATATAATTAATCATAAGTTTAAACAATTTAATAATTTTAATAATTAAAACAAATTATGAATCAAAAAAAATTATCAGAACAACAAGAGCAAATACAGCTCGAACAAAGTTATAAACAACAACAAAATTTTTTTTATGAAACTATTTCTGAAAAGTTAACATTCTTCAAAGATCGTGAAGAAAAATATGCTGTTGAATTAGAATTAATTGAATCAGGAAAAGATTTAACATTAGAACAATTTGAATTAATTGGATGTTTATCATATTTGGTTGGTATTGATTATACAAATCAACAATTTCTTAAAGAAAATATTTGTAATAATGTGCAAAAAAGATTTTTAAAATATGCTTTTTCTGAAGATTTATTATTTCATTATGTAAAAGCATTGAATAATATATCAGAAGCAACATGTTTAAAAGCTAAAGATGAATTAAAAAATAAATTTGATTCAGTTATATTAATAAAAACAGAAGAAAAATTATTATTTAATAATATCAGATTAAGTATAAAATCAATTATAAATAATTCTATTATACCAATAAATATGGTTGTTGGAAGTAATGAAATTCTTGTTAAAACAGAATATACTTATCAGGATATTATTAAAATTAATTCATTGATTAATCGTCAATGTAAATTTAATGGTAGTAAAGCAATAGTTTCAATGATGAAATTATATTCTGATTCTTTATGGCAAAAACTTTTAACAAAAGCTTCAAAACTTTTTGATAATCAAAAATTTGCTGTTGTTTATTTGGATGGTATTTTATCTGTACTTGAAGTAAATAAAAAATTCGGAAATAATTTATTAACTATTCTTCAAAATGATAAAGAAATTGCATATGATTGGGAAAGTATTGAAAAAGAATTCAATCTTGGTTTAGCTTCTATTCCTGAAGTGATTGAAGAAATTATTACAGAAGTTGTTGAAGAAGAAAAATATTCTCGTTTACCAACAGAAGTTATTTCAAAACTTCAAGAAAATTTACCATTTGATTTTATTTTAAATGTAATTGGTGATTTATGTGGACATTTTCCAAAAACAACTGATGATTTACTTTTAGGTATTGATAAGATTTTTGAACAAACAGATTATTATCAAAATGTTTATCATTATTTGAAAGCTAATTTGAAAAAAGTTTCAACTGAAACAGACAGAAATAATTTAAATGTTGATGAAATTTTATCTAAATTAATTAACATTGTTGAAACATCAGGATTAGAATATAAAGTTTTAATGGAAAAATCTTGTCAAGATATTCCTGAAGATATTAAACAAAAAATTGTTACTCTTGTAAATAATTGTATTAATAATTTATTACTTGTTAATGACGAACAAAAACAATATCTTATTTCTCAAATTATTGAAAATAATATTACAACATATCAACATTTACAACAAATACTTACATTAATTGAAACTTGTGATATTAATGGTAATGGATTAATATCTTATGTTGATTTGAATAATTATTTGATAACAAATACAAATATTATTGATATTTTTGATATGTTTGAAAAAATTGAACCAATACAAACAAAATTAAGTTTTGTTGCTGGATTTACTGATTTTTTCAAAGCATTAACAACAGAACCAGTTAAAGTTTCTGAAACAACTGAAACAACAACTGAAGCAAAATAAATTCAATTAAAAAAGTCTCCGTAAATATAAATAACTATTAATAGTGTTATTATTTATGGGGACTTTTTCATAAAAAATTTGAAATGAAAAATATAATAAAAAAATTTAAAACAGTAATTAGATTCATTGTAACATTATTTGCTTCAAGAGAATTTGCATTTATATATTGTGTTCTTGGTGTATTTGCTCAGATTGCTCACACATATTTTTTAACAAATTCAATATCAAGTTTTACTGGAGGATTTAAAATATTTCAATCAGTTTTATTATCAGCTTTTATAAGTAGTTCTCTTTTATATTTTGTTGCTATTGTCGATAATTCAGATACTAAAGAAAATAAACGAAATAAATTAGCTACCAATATTTTTATGCTCATTGAGATATTGATAAATATATATTATTATAGCAGACATTTACTTATAGATGCTCCAGAAATTAAGTTTTTTGATTTTATTTTTGCTCTTCTCATATCTGGATTAATACCTGTAACAATAAAATTATATGGTTCACATATTCGTGCTCATGAATGGCAAATTGATAATATTGAAAAACCTGAACAATTATATATTGATGAAAATGAATATAATGAAATAATATCTGAACAAATTGATAAAAAGTTTGAAGAATTTAAAGCAAGTCAATTACCAATTGAAGAAGGATTAAGTTTTGAAGAAAAATTTAAAATATCTATGCAAGAATATTCTGAAAAATTACGTGAAGAAATTATGAATAATTTTGATTCTGATGTTAGTAAAATTTTTGAAAAAAGTCAAACTTTATTCTTAACACAATTCGAAAATAAATGTCAATTATTATTGAAAGAACAAATTAAACAAATTCCGGAAATTTTAGTTCAACCTTAGAAATAAATAAAATTCAACCAATATTTTAACAAATAATAGGATATATTTTATAAATAAATAATACATTCTTTAATGGAACAGAAAAAAATTACTTTACTTGAAAAATATTTTCCTAAAACATGGGATGATTTGATATTACCTAAAAGAATTAAAAAAATTCTTTCAGAAAATCGTGAAAAATCAGGATATAGATTATTATTACATTCCAGTCCAGGAACAGGTAAAACTACTACATCAAGATTGATTTGTCAAGGAACAGAAAATGAAATAATGTATTTATCAGGTTCAAATGATTTTAATATTGAATTATTTCGTTCAAAAGTAATGTCTTTTGCATCAGCAATGTCTGTTTTGAAAAAACAAAAAACAATTATTATTGATGAATCAGAAAACATTCGAGATAATCTTCAGGATGCATTTAAAATAATACTTGATAAATGTGTTGGAGTAAATTTTATATTTATAACGAATGAAGTTGAAAAAATAAATGATGCTATTCGTTCACGTTGTACAAATATTGAATATGATTTTGGAAATGATGATTTAATTGAACAAAAACAAAATTTTATTGCATTTGCTATTAAAATTTGTAAGGATGAAAATATCTTATATGATAATAAAGGTTTAAAAGCTTTGTTTAATTTAAATTTTCCTGATTTCAGACATCTATTGATTAATTTACAACAAATTCAGGATGCAAACGAAAACGTTACATTTGAAAATGTTAGTAAATTTTCAGAATCAGGAAAGCAAATAATTGAATTATATGAAATTGTTGAAAATCCAGCAATTAATGGTAAGGATTTATATTCTGAATTAACTAAATTTAAAGGTAAAGAAAAAGAATGTTTTTTAAGTTTAGGTGAACCATTTTTTACATATTTGAATAAGAAAAATTTATTTGATAAAACATTATCAGTTGCTATTATTGTTAGTAAATATTCTGATTCATATGTAATATCAATAAATAAATTCGTTACTCTTATGGCTTGTATTATTGAATTAAAATCTTTATTTAAATAAAATATGGAAAAATTTGAATATAAATATGAAGACGTTAAAATATGTGATATGATAACTGAATTTCAATTATCACTTGAAGATTTAAATAGGATTGGAAATTATAATTTTAAATTATTTGAATATCCTAAACAAGAACTTTTAAAATTAAATTACAATACTCTTAGGAAAATTTCATTATTGTTCATAAAAGAAAAATAAATTTAAATCAAATATTATGGAATCAATTACATGTACAAGTTGTTCTGGAGATATTAATTCAGATAAAAAATGTTTATCCTGTAATGGTACAGGTTCAGTAATAATAAAGAAATTTATTTATATAGTTCCTTCTGATTTTAATGAAAATATTTTAAAAATTTATGATGATAGAATTGATAGAACTTTAATTGAATTGCATAATTTATCAAAAATTGATATTAAATTAAAACAAGAGACAAATAATTATAATAAAGGATAAATATGATTTATGTTATGCTATCTAAAAGTAATTCTGAATTACAACGAAATATAATATTATTTATTAAAAATTTAATTAAAAATAATAATTTCGAGTATAATCTTATTTTTAATAATAAACATATTTTTGAATCAGATTTAAAACATATTGATTCATTAAAAGATATTGTTTTATGGCATCCAAATATTGCATCAGATAATCTTGATTTAGTTAAAAATTTTTCAAATTCAATAGTAATTCTTGATAAACCTTCATTATACATACAAAAAATTTCCGAGTTCAACCCAGTAAATGAAAATCTTGCAATAAATAACGGATTTTTCATAATATATATTAATCCAAGTACAACAGATATTACAAATGATGAATGGAAACTTGTTGTACAAGAAGATATGTATTTAATGACATCAAAAAGTTTAATTGAATTAATTAATACTGATGAAACAAATATTTGTAAGGAAAAGATTATTGTTGAAGATATTTTCGAATCAATCACAGATATTATTAAAAATCAAATAAATTTAAGTTAACCTTATGAAAAAAATATTTACTTATGGATTAAGTGGTTCTGGAAAAGATACCATTGCTAATTATTTGAATAAAAACAATAATTTTATTAAATTACGTATTGCTGATACTATTAAACGTATTATATGTGAAGCAAAAAATCTTACTTTTGATGAACTTGAAATACAAAAACGTACAAATCCAGAATTAAGAGAATTACATCATAAGGTTAGTCAAATACTTGATGATATTGCTGGAATGAAACAATCATCATTAAATAGATTAGAACAATTAATTAATGGTACTGCATTTGATTATGAAATAAATAAATTTCATGATAGATGTAATAAAATAATTTTTGATGTTCGTTCTAAAGAAGAAATGATAATGTTATTAAATGCTGGTTGGGTTGGTATTTTTTTATCAAGAACATCTAATGAATATAAACATTCAGGACATTTTACTGAAAATGATGCTTTTAAAAATGGTTTTATTAATGAACTTGTTAAAACTTATGGAGAACAAATTTATGTTATTTATAATGATGATGATTCACAAACAACTATTAAATTAAATGATATAATAACAAAAAATTCACAAATTACTGATGGTTCTGAAAAAGAATTATTGAGAATAATTGATATTATTTTAGATGAATTATCTTGTTGTACTGGTATTAAAGAAACTGAAGAATCAATAAATGAAATAGTACATACTTCTGAATATTATGATACAGAAAGAAATGGAGCTTTCAGATTTTAAAATAAAAACAAATAATATATTATGAAAAAACGAATTTTAACAATAGATGGTAATTATTTCGCTATGCGCGCATTGGGCACTTTAAATATTGGCGAAAAATCAAATAATCTTGAATCAATATTTGAAAAAGAATCATTTACAAATCAATTAAATTCAGCATTAATAAATTTATATTTAGCTTTTGAACCATTTGTTGACAATATTGTTTTTTGTACAGATAATTATTCTTGGAGAAAAGATATTGAACCACATAAACCTTATTGGATTACAGATGATAGGCCAATAAAATATAAGGAAAATCGTAAAGAAAAGAAAGAATCTTCTTCAATTAATTATGATAATTTTTATGAACTTTACAGAGAATTTATTGGAACAATTAAAACAAAAATGATTGTTTTTGATATTAAAGGTCTTGAAGGTGATGATTTACTAATGTTGATTGCAAATAAATTAACAGATAATAAAGATATTGAAATAATTACTTTCTGTACTGATGGTGATTTGATGCAGATAGTTAAAAATAATTCATTATTGATGAGAAATATTCGTTCAACAGATGCTCCATTTGGAGAATTTGTCATTAATTATTCCAAATATTGTGAAATTTTTGAACAAGATGCAAAATCACAATTATTAGGTAATGGTTTATCATCAATTGATTCACAATTTTATCGTAGTTTATTTTCAATGTCATTATTTGGAAATCAAAAAGTTGAAAGATCATTACATAAAGGAATTAATATAGCCACACCATTTAAAGTAGCATTATTGAAATCAATTTGTGGGGATAAAAAAGATAATTTATTTTCTGTTCTTGGATGGAAATCAACAACAGGTAATCTTGAATATAAAATTACTGAAAAACATATTATAAAAGCTTTAGATCGTCATCGTTATAAATTAACTGAACAAGTTTGTCAACAAATATTAATTGATAAAGAATTATTGACAAATTTAATAATTACTTTAAAAGATATTTGTAAACAACCAGATGTTCCTTTAAAACAAATTGGTATACATTTGAAACATAATCTTCAAATGAATGTTTTAAATAGATCAAATATACCTGTGAAATATGTTGATGAATTTGATATTATGTGGAATTCTTTTAAAGATGAAATTTTTAATAAAAATTTCAACATATCACAATTTAAAGGAATGGATGTGAATAAAAAAGATTCAGCAACAAATATTTTACAACAATCAATTCCAGATTTAACAAGTATTTTATTAGGATAAAACAATTAAATTACATAAATATATAAATAAGAAATATGGAAAAAGAAAATATTGTTATTGATAATAATCCAAATATTAAAAAACT